TTATTAAAAATAGCATTGTAATTGCTACTAAAGTTTTTCTGTGCTTTTGCAGACTGATCTCCACGTAATGCGCCTGGTTTTCCGGGGACGGGTGCTTCTTCTATTTGTTCAAGTCTCATCTTTATTACTCTCCAACGTAACTTTTTTTAGTCCTCGAGAAAATTTAGCAGAATCACCTGATTTTAAACTATTCATCAGTCGCTTTTCCAAATCTGCGGCTGTATCATCTTCATACAAATCGGATAACATTGATCTTATATTGTTCACTGTACTCACTAGATGCTGAACTCTATTTTCTAAAATGTGGTTTTTATCTCTATCCACACTAATAGAGTTAAGCTCTTCAAGTATACTACGTGATCGTTTATCAGTCATTCTCAAAAGTCCTAATCTTTCTTATATTTATCAAAATATTTAAAATTTATTTAAGTAAGAATGCTAGAAATCATTCTTCTTCATAAACTCACGCATGTTAAGTGCTGTACTCACTGTATCCTGCGCTTCAGGTTCTTGCGCAGAAATACTACTATTTCGTTTTAATTGATCTACTAGGCTACTTGTGGTAACAGTCATTGCATCGTCGTCGTCGTCATCTAAATCTTCAATACGTAATGTGTCAGGATTAAATTTTAAATCCACTTTACTACCGACACCACTACTGCTACGTGTTTTCATAAACTGTATTTGATATCTACCACGTTCTCTCATAGCATTACTTGTAAATATACCTACAACATTATCTGCTGTTTGTATTTTACTAATGCCGCCTGCAATATGACTATGATCGAACTCAATCTCTTCTACAGCACTCCTGCCTAACTGCGATGCTGTTACTAATAATATATCTCGTTCAGAAGCCAAATTGCGTAATTCTTCGGATACATACTTGTCTTTCACGTATAGATTTTCAGGTGATATCTTAGCACTGATAGGCATCATCAAATCTAAGTAATCCACTAACACTGCATCCACTTTTATATCACTGTTAATCTCGTATTCTCGAATAAATGCTCTAATATCATTTGTATTAATTCCACTAGGCATTTGTTTTACTCTAAACTTTCCTGCGCCTTTGCCTTTCATTCGGACTTTTAAGTCTACATCATCCATATTTTTCATAATTTCTCTGGCGCCGTAACCACTAACCATACTGTCCAGTCTCATACTAATAAGTGGCTCACTAAGTTCTAAACTTATGTATACAACATTAAGTCCAGCTAAACTCCAATTAACACCAAAGTTCTGTAAAAACAAACTTTTGCCTGCGCCCGATCCTCCTGCGAATATTGTTATTTCGCCTCTGTTCAGGCCACCGTATAATTTTCGATCAATGCCTTGCCAACCTGTGCTAACTGCACCTGATTGACTTTTGATATACTGCAATCTTTCCTTAGGATTTTCAAAATACTCTAAACCTAAATCTTTGACTAGTCCAACTTGTACAGCCTCTTTAATTTTAGTTTCTACTGTACCGTAATCTTGGTTCTCTAAGAGATCTGTACTTTCAAGAATTGCTTTTTCTAGTGCTTTATGTCTACAAAACTGTTCGAAGTTATCTAGGAACCATTCTATATGATTTTCATTGATTCCTTCAATACGTTCTAGTTCCACTCCGGTCTTTGCAGTTATTTGATCAATGGTAGGAATACTATTGTATTCGTTAGCATGATCTTGTAAAAATCCAACAGTTTCCCTAAAGCGTCTATTAAACATCTCCGGTTGCACTATATTACTTACACGTATAAACAACTCAGGATCTGTTACTAAAAACTTTAAATATAACTCTTGTATTTCTTCTGTGTATTCCTGCATTTTAAACTACTGCCTCTTAGAAAGTATTCTAGTCAATTCTTCTTTAATGTATGATGCTATCAGTTGATTGCCTTCTTGGTTTGGATGACCGTCTTCAAACCTGTGGTCTACAGATGCCGATGTTAGAGGTTGCGCCCAATTATCTAAATCGACTAACCCCATTAGTATTCTCATATAATCCACACTGATCCCAGCAACGTCATTCATCATTTGTAATACATTTGACCCTATTGACATTGACGTAAACAGATAGGGGACTCCTGCATCTTTTAAATAATTTTGCAAAAATAGCACTTTTTGTAAATACTCGATCTGCAAATTATTCTTATTCCACGTATATTTTAACATATCGCTTACTGCTAGTAAAGACTTTTGATGCATCTTATTATCTTCTATCTTGTTTTGTAAATAAGCGTTGTCTACATGGCTGTCATACAAAAAATTATTGTTTAAAAAACGGGCACCCTCCCTAGTTTCAAACACGCATTCGCCTGTACAATAATTTATATAGTCTGCCACCAAATCACTATAAAATTCGTGGCGGAATATACTAGAAAATTGTATTACAGCTATCGTATCGTCAGTACCGTTTTTTTCTAACCATTCCACTGTCTGTCTAATTATTTTATCGTTGCTGTTTCCAGGTAGAGAAATATTATGCAATTCATAATCACTGGAATCGCTAATAAGGTTGGGCCACAAAAACCCCTCATCCTTAGAAGGACAATGCAAATCTTCTGCTGTTTCGCCGTCTACAATATGCACTAAATCTGCTCCGGCACTAAAACTGCATCCACTAACTAATAATCTCATAACATCTTTGCCTGTACTTGTGCCTTAATCTTGTTATCTACTGCATACTTAATTATGCTGGATAAGGTTAACAACCTACCATATTTTTGTACAGCGTCGGCAGCGTCTTTGATGTCTTTTTCCCATGGAGGAAAACTTACTTCCCATCCTAATTCCAGTGCTTGCTCTATTAATTGCTTACCTGGTTGATCTCTGTCAGGACACAGTATAACACGCTTACCCAGTTTATCTATTAAATGTGCTTGCTCTGCTGTAACACTGTTACCTAATACACTTATACTGTCTATTAATACTGCATCTAGCACACCTTCTGTGACTACTACAATTTCACGCTGGGTATCAACGAACTTGTCAATATTAAACACATACCCAGGTGGCATATTACTAAGATATTTAGGAGTCTTCTTGTCTAAAGGATTCACATGCCTGGACGTCCAACCAATCAAATTACCGTTATACATGAACGGCACTACTAATCGCTTGCTGTACTGTAATTTTAATTCAGTATTGTAGCCAAAATACAGTAGCGTTTTACCGAGCAAACCTCTTTCTCTAGCATACTGCTTAACATCATGGTCATCGGGTAGTAAATCAATTGTAGTTGCATTCTCGGGTAATTCTATAGTTTCAAACTTAGAAGCACTATACACATATTCGCCTGTGTCCTCTACATCCAATTCCTCACCGTACTTCATCAAATTCATAATTGTATCATGTATTTGTTTGTCCGGGACAGCTAATGCTGATAGTAATTTTTTGTACTTTATACCTAATCTAGGACTCGGTGACCATCCTGTAGTGTAATCACAATTGAAGCAATGGTAACTAATCTTAGGTCCTGTTTGTCTGATGCCACCTCGTTTGCGCTTATCATCGCATATAGGACAATTAAGCGTAATCCAGCCGCTTGGAGTTTTACCGGATTTAATAGGTAAATTATCCAATAACAGTCGATGTACTTGTTCTACTAAGTCATGGTGTTGCATAAAACAATTATAACACCTTAAGGGAGAAAGTCAACTAATTTCTAAGAAGTATTTTATCAACGGAGCCTGATGTTTTCACAAACTCTACACGTATCCAGTTAGTATTAATTGTAAAATTAAAAGGATCGACTCCTGAAAAAGCAGTTGTGTAAGGAATAACACTCTGGCCGAAATCACCTTGCGGATTAATGTTATACCAATCGCTTTCCTGTGTAGGTGTAGACTCTAACGCACTGCCCTGAATTTGTATTTTACCAACAAACTCGTTAAGATAGAACCCAATCGTGTGTCGACTATGTCTGTAATTCTTAGCCTGGTTTCCATACATAGCACTAGTGACAAATTTGTCTTCGGCATCACCTAATGTAACATTACCTGTTTGTATAAAAGATACACTTGATTGGCTAGGTAACGGATGATATTCTAACGGACTTTTTATTTCAAACTGTGTAATTACACCTTCATTTTGATTAGCATAAAGTGCATACTGTGATTGTCCCGAATCTGCGCTTTTTGATATAGCCATTTTGTAAAAGCCCGGTCTTAGATCAGTTAGATCACCTGTGCTTAAATCTAAACGTACTTCCCCCACAGAATCAGCTACGTGCGTTAATTGTTTGAACATAACTCGAGTATTTGTATTCGGATCTATGACTGTGATATACAATGTTTCAGATGAAACGTCTTGTAATACCCTATCTCTATTCCTAATAAAGAAATTCACTGTGTTAGTAAATCCTTTTTGCACGACTATTGATGTTTGATTCATTGGTTTGTTATCCACCTTGATTGTATCGCTAGAAAGAACCAAGTCAATTGACTGATTTTCCAACAAATATAAAATTTTGGCATTATTATTTGACATATCATGTTCTCTGTACCATTCTTTGTATAGTATTTATCTCCTGCATATAAATATTACTGATGACAAGTAATGATGATTTACAAAAAAAATTCCCTTTCTTAACGTGCATTATCTTCAATAACGCAGAATATGTTGGTATAGTTCAGAACAAAGACAATCATATAATAAGTTTTTATGATATAGAGAAGTGTGCAAACAATAAAGAAAAACGACTCATGTTAGACCATGGCGACCTATGGTGGTGGGAGAGCAACCGGCTCTTACCGATAGATGTATTTTTATACACTGAGATGAAGTCATTCAAACATACCTTAAGATCATTTATGGTGAAAGAAGTTGAAGTTGTCTTTGGCCCTGTAACCAGTATGCAGAATATTTTAAAGAAAAGAATCAAGCGCCGCACTGTGCAGCTAGTTAAAAAAGTAGACTAAGTTAACCCCTCGCAAATCAAGTTTAATTGCACAATAATTGCTGTTGCAAACGCAATTGCATGCGCCTTCTTAAAATAATACTCACCACTTACGGGTTTATCCCACACTGTTTTGACAATTTCTTCAAACGACTCGCCTATTAAATGCTTTTTAGCAGGACGTATAATAGCCAATATCATCGCCAATTGTTCTACATTTACAGGTTTATAGTCTTTAACTATGTGGGCATAGTTGTTAATGTGATATAACTGACTGACAACCTCTGCATGCAGTAGTAGGTCCCACATAGGCTCAGTATTTAATAGCTTATCTAAATGTGTTTCATCACGAACGGTTTGATAGATAGTGTTATTTAAAAAATCTACTTTGAAATATCCAGCTTTTTCAGCTTCTTTATGATCTATGGTACTGTAGCCCTTTAAAGGAAAAGTTGGTATAGGCTGGAAATAAACGCCAGTCTTATGCTTCTCAAATTCTGAGTCACGCTTTATAGCAGCAGGTATATGGTTGATCAAGTTCAAGAACTTGTCTCTATCAGCCATATCGATATCTACATCAAAATTAATCTGCATTTTTCATCTTATTAAGCATTTGAACATTTTCAAACAGTGAGCGTAATTCATTGTCTTCGGGTAAGTTATTAATTGTTTCAATTAGTGCATCAAGTAACTTAATTTTTTGCTCGTCGATTTTTGCACTTCCTACGTATAAAGAGTTATCTAGTTCTATAGTGTCACTAGAAGTGGGACCGGTTAGGATAATATCATCTAGATTCAATGTATTCAAATCAAAGGATGTAATAGTATCAGTATACATTGAATCGTGTGTAGAAATACTTAAAGGTGAGTCTACTGTAACAACGTTAAAATCTAACGGGTAATATGGGTCATTGGGGTCATGCATATAAATTACTCCATTTTATTAATTTCTTTTGCTTCGCTATTTTACGTTCTTCTATATGGTCGTCGGTGACATAGCCGTGCTGTTTTAGTAATTCTATCATTAGTATAACATCACCGATCTCATCCTGCAAGTTATTTAAGTATTTTGTTTTTCCGTTACTGCGGATAACTTTACTACAGGCTTGTATTAATTCGCCGCATTCTTCCATAGTGTTAACTAATAATTCAACTTGTCTTTCCATATTATAACTCCTCATATAAAAGGGCGTCCATGCCCTAGTAATCAATTAAGATTCGCCATCCCAAGGATCGCCGTTATTACATAAGTCTTGCCATGCTGTTTCCTCAAAGGAAGCTACACCAGTAGGTTCATACCAATCACATTGATTGTATTGACCATCGCCTGTGACATCACAATCACGGTACCAAATTTGATCATCGAACGTGTAACCATTTTCATGCAACTCATGCGCTTCACACCATTCCTGTGTTCCCTTCGGATTTGGATTTGGTGTGTATGGTGGTGCATCGACCTTTGTAGAAGGCCACAACTTTTTAAATTGTACGGTCTTCTGGTAAGGATGATAACTGTACAAGTTATCTTGTTGGGTGATAAAGACCTTCTCATCCTCACCAACAGTGTACACTTCACCATTACCATATTCGATAACGGTTTGTGCACTAGCACTCAAACTAACGAGTGTCAAACATAGTAGTAAATACTTCATATATTGTCTCCTGTGTGTTAATTACCACGACATGCATTCACGTGAACGCATGTATCGTAACCCCTACACAGTACTGCAAATTAAATTTCCTTATTTTTAAACTCTTCTGCAAGTGGGAATATCTTTGCAATAACATCTGCTACAACATGGGCAATATCCATATGCTCTTGTTGTGTACCATTGGCCCCACGTAACTCAATGTAATGAATCCAACTACGCAACGTACCGTTAACGTACAGCCTGCTTAACGTGTTTCCTTCCGGTAGTACTGCTCTTGCCTGCTCTTTAGCAATACCGTTGCTTACAGCCCACGTATAAGCGTCTGTGGCGGCTTTTATCACTTCCCGTTGGCGTTTATGCCATTCGATTTCTAAGCCGTCATTGTCTGATTTAATGCTGTTCTGTCTATTCTTAGGATCTTGTAATCGTGCTTCACGAGTCATAAAGTCTAAGTCCTGTGTTGGGTCAGCATAACGTTGACTAAACTCCTGGAAACTAAAACTTCTATGACGTAGCAATTGTCTTGCTATGTCTCTGGTTGTTTCTACTTCCAAACAAACGCTCACCATTTCAAGTGGGGACCAGTGCTTGTGTTTCATCAAATACTTTACAAGTTTTTCATTTGTTAGTTTATTGTTTTGATTATCTGGATTACTTACTCTTGCACAGTATGCAACTAAATCTAATGCTGAATCACTGTGATCCGGCGCTTGACTATGACTGATTAATTTTACTTTCATATATTTGCATCCTTGCATGCTTGTTTAATTGTTTCGACTTCCGCCTTGTTGGTTTTAAAGACTTTCATCCAAAAAGGAGGATCGATCAGTTCTTTAATCATTTCAACTTGCTCCGAAGACAGTCTTGTTAAAAGTTGATCTCCTGTGTTACACAGGTATAATACCCAAGGGCTAATTTTTGCAGCTCGGATATCATATACAGCTCTAGGCGAGGAAACTGTAGCAAAATAATCTTGCCAACTGTAGTCGCTTTCCTTGCTCCATTCTGCAAGATATATAATTGTGCGTTCTAGTGCTTTTAGTCCGGGTTCTTTTTTTAAGAACTCCCTCAAATATGTTTCATATTGTTTGTCGCTGGGCCAATCTTTTAATTTAATGCCGTTCTTTATAAGCCACTCTGTGTAAAGTTCTGGACTCATCCATTCATTTAATTTGCAAGCTCTTCCGAATTTGACAAACGCCTCATAGTACTGACTTTGTATAAAGTCTTCCATACTTTTAGGCTTAGTTGCAGATGTATTCATCTCATAAAACATTTGAAAGGCCCTATGGCCCAAGCGTACATGGCTCAAATCTTTATCGGACCAGCGTCTTTTTTTAACACACATATGTGCACTTAGAGTACGCTCGGTAGTAAAGGACTTTTTACACCACTTGCATTCCATTACTTGAACACTTCCTTTATTTCTTTATTAGACATACCTGCAGACATAGCAAGGTCTTTTAGTTCTTCGTCTGTATTAATCGACAGTAACAAATCGACTTCGTCCTGTTTGAGGTGCGGTAGCAGATCTGCTATAAATTGAGAACGCTTGTTCTTTTTACGCTTGCTATTGGGAGGCTTAATATAAGGATGATTCTGCACTTTACCGATTCCGGCGGCTGTAAATAATAGCCACTGTAATTCGGGATGTTTGCTAACATCACTAAACTTGTGATTTACAAGCTCGTTAACCATCCACAAATAGTCAGGTGCACATGCACCTTGTACACTACTTGCATACCTCATCATCATCCATGCGCTGAATGCTTTTTTCTTTTCATCAGTTAACTTATTATACCATCCTCTGTCTTTTTTGTCAATTGCTTTCATGACTTCTGATAAAGGTATTTGGGGTGCTTTAGCCATTAATAATGCCTATGTAATGTGATTCGCCGTTGCTTACAGACTCTACCCAATCAACATCACTGTTCTCATTAGCAGAGTCGCTAACATACTTATAACAACGGAACTCGACACCTGCTGATTTACAGGCTTTTGCAATTGCGTATGCTTCCATTTCTACTACATCTGCTGGAAGTTCTAAGTTAGAATCCATTACAAAATCATCTCCGGTGCTACAAGTATACCCTTCACCCAAACTGATCAGATTAGGCTCTGGGGCAACTACAGCATCTAGTGTTTCAGGACATCGATCCCTGTCACGCTCTACAAAGTTTTTTATTTCATATAATCCAGTACCCAAAGTAATACCTCCGCAAGTACCAAAATTCCAAACACGTTTCGGCTTATACCGCTCAATTAGTGTTGCCGCGGTGATAGCGGCATTAACTTTGCCTACTCCAGTAAAAAATACACTGGGCCATGTTGCCATCTCTGGCGCTTCTGCTTCTAATGCAATTAAAATTATATCATTCATCATCGTACTCCAGTAGCGAAACACACTTGTATCCGCTATCTACAATTTTAGTAGAGCCGCCTAATACAGGAAGATCAATAACAGACAAAATCATTATATCCTGCTTAGGTATGCGCCACTCTTCGTGTATTAAACTTGCACATGCTATAGCTGTGCCGCCGGTGGCAATTAAGTCATCAACAACAAGTACTTTGCCGTGTATAGGAGACATTTCCTGTATGTGTAACTCTGCAGAACCGTATTCCAACTCGTACGATTTGTTAACGGTATTATTTGGCAGCTTGCCCGGCTTTCGTGCCATTACAAAAGGAATAGTCAGTTTATTTGCTAACGGTGCACCGAATACAAACCCTCTGCTTTCAATACCCACAACACAGTTAGCAGAAAACTGTCTTGCAACTTCTTCTAACGCATGTAATGTTAAAGAAAATCCAGTTGGGTGTTCTAACAGACTAGTTATATCTTTAAATTGTATACCGGGTATCGGGAAATCTGGTACTGTTCGAATATATTGATCGAGATAATTATGGTTATAGGTCATCAAAATATCCATTCTCTTCTAAATATTCTTCAGAGTACAGATCATATTTGTCGTGCCATTTTTTATTCATATAGCCGACAGATGCGTAGTAGCCTTTACCAGTTGTGTCTGCGTAATCGAACTCAGCTTCTAATTCCTCTTTGTTATACCATACACGTTCTACGATGTCTGCAATAGTTGTTTCAACAGAACTAAAACACACCTTATCTGCATCAAAATCTTCACCTTCGGTTTCTACAAACCAGCAACCGAAGTTCCCCTTCTCTCCACTATGAAACGCTAAGACAGGAATTAAATCATCGTCATCTGTGTCTGGAATTTCAACATTGTGGTATGCTTCTCTGCTGAAAAGATGATTAGCTTCGAAATTTTGATCATTGTCGTAATCATAATCATCGGATCCGTCTGCAGGAACTTCATACGCTACCCACTGACCGTCTGAGTATGCGCCGTTGACGTGTTCAACATCGTCAGTATCGAACCAAGCATTAAAATCCTCATCTATCTCTGGAGCGGCAGTATCTCTGCCATCTTCTGTATCCCATTCGTAGCTATTGATATGGTCGATTAAATCGCCCTCGTCAGCCTCTTGGTCTAACCAATAATCCACAAAGTCCGAATTAATTTGACCTATGGTTAACTCGCCGCCATATCTTCCTGCTTCGATACGAAAGCGTCTTTTACGACCTCTCAACTTTTCAGTCATTTTATCAATGTCTTCATCTAATGTGCTCATTTGTCTGTCCTCTGTCTCAAGTTTTAAAAGTTAATCTAATAAATTAGCAATGTCTAATGTGTTAGGTATCTTGTTAAGTTCTTTAACGAACAATGCACAAGGTGGGTTAGGTCCATCACTTAAAGGAACTACTAGCATATGTCCGTTTTTTAATTTAGGAAAAAACCATTTCACATCTTGATAGATATTAGTTATCGAAATATCCTTGCACTCTAATCTACGATTGGATAACGGATTGATTGTAGCAGTTAAAAATCCTCTGTTGTTCAAACTAGTAAGAGGAATAACTTCTAGAGCTGTTAAATCCTCGTCAGTAATTGCTATACTCCAATCCATAGGCATCTGTATATCATGGTCTCCGATACGCAAGCAAACAGCTGGTGCATAGAAACTTTCTAAAAATATCAATGGTAGGAAGTAGTAGTCCATCCATTCCTTGTCGGACGTATCAAACACACTAAATCGTATGTCGTCTATCTGATCTGGTACTGTGTCTAGTTCGTAGACTGTGTTTTCAACAGTTAATATCTTCATTAATACTCCAGTTTTGTTATTTTAAACGGAAAGCCCTGTTCTCTATAAAACACTTTACGTTTTGTTAAATGCCTTTTACTATACTTTAAATTGCTAGTAATGTCAACCACACGCAAGTATTCTTTGTCTTCAGCTTTACGTATGCCCCTACCTATGCTTTGTATTACCCTTACAAAACTTTTGCCTGGCTCTAAAAGAACTAGATTAAAGATTCTGGGTATGTTAATACCTACTGCCGCTACGCCATATGTAGCAACAATTACCTTATTATCCGCTTCACTAATTTCTGCATACTCGTCTTGCCGGTCAGTTGTTTTCATCCTGCCGCTAATAAATGCCCAGTCTGGATTCCTTTCCGCTAACATTTCTCCCGTTGCAATTCGATCAATCAGCACAAGTGTATTACCAGCGTCAGCTAACTTTGATATAATTCCGGTGAGCACATCTATTCGTGTAGGATCTGTGACCAACCACTTCAGCTCCTGTGCATAGTTACCAAAGCCCATAACACCATCTTGTAGCTGGAATATATCAATATCTAACTCTGCTAATACACCTTTGTCCTGGAGTTCCTTACTACTCAAGTTACCAACTACAGGACCTATAGAGCACACACATCCTATTGCTTCATGCTCATCTTTAGGTATAGTGCCTGTTAGTCCCCACCTAATAGGAACATTAGCAAATGCGCCGCCTAATAAATTGCGCAATACATCAGCTTTTGCTTTGTGCACCTCATCGACCATAATACATACTACGCCGGTGAGAAATTGATCTATTGGAAAGTCTGCTTCAAATTTCTTACTTTTCTTATCCATGATACTGAGACTTTGCCACGTACAAATAGTATGCGTTTTGTCGTATTCCTTTCTGTCCCCGAAAAGTACGCCTACATCGAGCCCCAAGTTCTTGTAATCTTTTTCTGTTTGAACTACAAGATCCTTGTTGGGCACAATAACTACACTGCGCCCGTAAGGCTCGCACAAGTTACTTAATGCGGCTGTAATCAATGTCTTGCCTGCGCCAGTAGCAATTTCCTGTATAGATTGCGGGTTTGCTAAAAATTCATTAATGACATCTACTTGGTAATCTCTGAGTATGACTGGGGTTCCTTCAGCAGGATGTCCCTTAGGCCATAATGTATCCTTAAACCTATCAAGTTCAATCTTATCAAAGTTAAAGGACCATTGCTGGCGCTGATCATCTAGCTCTATTTCATAGCCTTCCTTTTGCACAATAGGCAGAAGTCTATCAAGTAAATTTAAATATGTTCTGCCGCCGACATCACAGAACCTGACACACCCATCCCATCTACCTAACTTATAAGCTGGCATGTGGTATGCATACGGCAACATGTACTTAACAGCATCAGATAGCTTTCGTCTAGTCTTAGGTTCCACACCTACAAACTTAACGTTTACTTCATCTCTGATTTCAAGTGTGCATTTAGCCATTAATAAGATTCTCTTCTATAGGAACAGCGTACATTATACTACCAATCATATGCCAATGTCAAGGAAAATTGTCTACCAATATTACTATAAAACGGAACTACCTCAATCTCATCATTTAACAAGTTTTCTATTTGCAAGGTCAGTATAATATCATTAAAATCTTTTGTAGCAAATACATTAATTTTGTGTAGATCTTCTAGCACAGTACCGTCATATGGCCCGGGCTTTCTATCCAAATTAAACGCATACGTTGCTGTGAAGGTAGTATTCCATAAATCTTTAGTCGCTTCTATTGTGCCTGCGTACTTAGGTGTACGAGGTTGCGTTGTATCTGTGTATCTTGCTGTCACAGACACTGGGCCAAATGCCTGACTGTATGTTACACCTTTTGAGTTGTACTTGCCAGCGTTATAATAAATATTATCAGAATAGTTATAATCAATGGTTTCATGAAATCTATATTTGAAAAAACCGATCGGCCCATAACCAAATTCAACGCCACGACCTTCTTCAGGTTCTAATTCTGGATTTGATTGTACCCACGAGTCTCCATGTAGTTCGTAAAGATTAGGACGTCTAAAACTTGTGCCTATACTGGCATATAATTTGCCTTGCTCGAAACCAAATCTGTGCGAGTTTTGTCCATCGTTGCCTCTGCGAATACCAATGCTGTATTTTGTATGCACTAAATCTATCTTAGTGCTGAAGAAACCCGCAATATTTTGTTGGCTGTGTTCGTTATATTCCTCGTTACTGTAATCTACACCGTAGTCAAAAGTAAAATTAGCAAACAGCCAACCATAGTCATCGAGCGAATTTGGTCCGTATGTAGTAGATCGAGTATCCATTAATTTTACATAGTCTCTACTACTAGTATTACTAAATGTAGAGTCTTGTTCAGTGAAGAATTCTGCCTTGTTCTCGCTACGGCCCAATACAAAATGATCATTAGAAGCAGTTAAAACATACCGATCTCCTATTTGACGACAATCGTTTGATTGAGAAAAACTAGCAGTATAGCAATTATCGTAGTCGTATTCATAATCTGTATACTTGCCTGTCACAGTAAATCTGTCAAAATCGTAGTTAAACTTTCCAGACACGTTACTGTATCGATCTTTTTCTGTATTATCATTCCTAACACTAGGATGTTCCGAATTGAATTTTAAAAGCTGTACACTGTCCGATGCAACCGATGCATACGAATGGTCTGTCCCGTGCCTAATTATTACACCAGAATCTATTGTGTCTTCGATTAATACTGTGCCAGCAATGCTTCCTGAACCATATAGTACTCCATTAGGACCAGATATGTATCTAACTGTCTGCCCCGATGCTATATCATGTCCAAAGTCATACAGCCCTGTTCCGGGCTCGTTAGCGGGTATGCCGTTAACAAATACTGTTGTGTGCACCGATTGTGCGCCTGTTTGGTTGAACCCAATAACGCCGCCGTAGCCGCCTGGATTATAAGTAAACGCAGGCAGAACAGCACTTGCTAATCGTGACGTATGAACTGGGTCTACTGCTGTGGTTGTTATTCGTTGTCCGACTACAACGGTTTCTTCTATATCAATGTCTTGTGCATTCACAGAAGATACGGAAGTAACTAGTGCGATACAAGTCAAAAAGTTAATTTTATTACTCATTATTATCCTTATGTTAATTAACCCAGTAATTATACATGTAATCAAGAATAAGTCAAGTAAAAAGTGAAGCCCGGAGGGGTTCCGGGCTTCGTGGTGCTCTTGGGGGGATGACTAACGGTTGAGCACCGGGGGAATCGTTAGTATGTATACTTATATTAGATACCACCCTTCATGCACGTAGTCTGGGCAAGTCTGACCCAATTGTCGTTGTCCATTTGCTTGAGGTCTGCAATCTTCAACACCATACGCAAACTAATCTCACGAAGTTTTTGTGCATTATCGACCATGAAGTTAATTACTTCACTCTTACCTTCTTCACCGAAGTTGTAATCGTCTAGCATGCCGTCTCGCACAATTTGCTTGATGCGGATGAATTTATCCTTGACACTGTTCATAGTCAAATCCAAGTAGTGACAACGACTCATCAACGCACTAAGGTGATCTTGAATCTTCTTAGAACGGACATTTTCAAAGTTCACGTTAGTAATGAATACTACGCCGCCTGCAAAGTCAAACCGATCTGGGATTCCTTCCCTACGCAATGCTGAACTCTCAGACTTCCAACTAATTGTACGCTTCTTGCCTGAGTCAAGTACTGCCTTCAGCATGTTCAAACAAACTTCATCAAACAGGATACTATCACAGTCATCAAAAACAAGAACATTGCCTTTGTCACTGTTCATGTACAGTGTCTGGTATAGACCAATTGGGGTCATAGAACCTTTTACAATTTCAGTGCGGGCTGGCTTGCCAGCAACTTGAGTTAACATGTCATAATCTTCTAATACAGTTTCAACACCAAATGACTTACCAACACCTGGAGGACCACTTACTATCATACCACGCACTGTGCCTTCTGCTACAGCATGAGTCATACGATCAAGGATATCGAAACGCTCTTTGATCCGCTCAATAGCATCATCTTCGGACTCCTCTTCGGTTGTGTCCTCTACTGATGCAACTTTTGGTTGCTCTGCAAACACACCTGGTGTTACATACTCTACATCGTCCGATGGGTTAGTAATAAGTACACGAATTTTTGCAAACTGATCGCCTAATGCATCAGTACCATCTACAGTGATAAATGCACCTTTCTTACCAATATTAAGAGGCTTAATAACTGGGAAAACTAAGTTCTCAATAACCTTAGAACGGTAAGTGCCTTGCTTGATCTTTACAAACTGTTTCATAAAATGTCATCCGTTTATTTAATTTACAAGTACTATTATACGGATTTTGAAGGGAAAGTCAACCTTTTTGCCAGTTTTTCTGGCAACTTTTTTAAGGAAGGTAAGTTATTGATTTATAAGGCTTTTTAATATTCGATAACTTATGTATGTGCATACGAAGTTATATAAACCTAAGTAAATCAAGTAGTTAACGCTGAAATAGACACCTGAAAAAACTGCCAAACACCCAAGTATTCCATTGCCATGCATCATGAATTTATGATATTTTTTCCCCAATGCCAAGTACTCTGTAAGATTTTTGCACTGCAATAGCCTGGTTATATGCGTCTGCCAGGGCCGAATGATGGTCTATTTGGTTTCCGGCAACGTCTTTTCTAGGATCACCAGGGACTAATTCAAACAAGGTCCTGCTATCTGCTTCTTCCCAATAAAACCAGTTTTTATGTATACCGTACTGCTCATAAAGATGTTCTAGAATACCATAGTCAAATCTGGGGCCTTGTGCCCACTTCTTATCACAACCAACAAACCACTTGTTTAGTTCGTTGCAAAAATGCTCCACTGATACTCGACCGTCAACCTTAAACGCATCTTCTTGGATATCCTTATCTTGCTTAGACCACCACTCAACTGTGTTGGGATCAACAATACGGCCTTTCTCCGATTGTTCGTCAATATCTAATCGCATCATTAGCGGAGAATGTGGTACTGCATCGGATGTGGGGTCAAACTTTACTCCGCCAACACTTAGCACAACTGCATCGCTTTTTGTAGCTAGAGTCTCAATATCTATCATTGCATGAGTTGGCATTACTTAAAATTTCCGTAAAGTTGATCGAATATCTTCTTCGCTTCATCAGCACTAAGTGCTTCTTCTTTATACAACGAGCGTTCTTCTGTGTTTAACCACAGCCACTCATTAAAATTTATACTGTATGACTTTGTTTTATCGTATTCAAACATCCGGTTACTCCTACATAACGTTAACATTAATCAATATATTAGCACCACTCCATCAGGAAGTCAAGAACTTTTTGAAATATTTTTCACATAAAGCGTCTTCGTTGCGGTATGCTTCAATCTCCCAGGGCTGGTCTTCGTAGCGCCTTTTCATCAAACCGTGGTCGATTTCGTGCAATATCAACTGTTTAGCATGTATGAGTTCATGCATAAGGTTGCGAAGTACTTCATTTCTTGTAAAGTAGCCCCCATGGCTCTTCCTGCCCAAGCCTATCACAATATGTTCATTATCACCATAACAAAAGCCGCCCAACTGATCTTCTAGCTCAGTTATTAAATCAATTGTTATATCTACATCGTGTGTTATGTCCTTGCACTGATCATACAAATACTGTTCGCACTCTTGTACTACTAGGCTCTTTTTAGCAAATCGTCCTGCCCAAAAAATATGTATCATACACGTATCTCAACAAGTTGTTTAAATTCATTGCTCTGCAAATGCAAAGAGTTTTTCTGGCGGCGGTTTGCTGTATAATGGTATATGTCCAATATATCATTGTTTAAGCGATCTATCTCTTTGGCGCAAGAATCTACACGTTTTACCAAATTAGTTTCTTCGTCATAAGAATGGTCTATTAGGTCTTTAAAGGTATCAAATCCAAACTGCTCTAATTTTTTGATAGATCCAGGAGCATTTATTGATAAGAACAACTGTCCTGCATATATAGGCTTCCAAGTTTTTTCTGTAAAGAACATACGTTTGCACGAACTCTCTGTTATAATATTCAGTGCTGTTTGATTATATGCTGGGCTACTTACTGTATGATCGTTAACATAAGGATCAGTATCTGAAAGATCATCGATTGTGATCGGACAAATATGCTTGAGCATGCTTAAAAAATATTCATACTCGTCCGAGTAATCCAGTATGTCTTGTTGCCAGTAGTCTTGTTGTAAATGAGTCTTAGCATGCTGTTGCTTATCCCAAAGAAAACTGTGCAACACAGACTCTTGTAAATTGTGCGAGTAAATCTTATTCAGCATGATAAGCCTGTGTATCTTAGGAACAGAATTCAAACAAGAGAATTTGTGTTCGATTGATTTTTCTTCTATTGGATATTCGGCTTGGCTGTACGGTAAATGAAAGTAAGATGTATAGTTATCCTCAGTAGCATCGTCACTAAGAACCACTACTTTCTTATTTTTGTGTGTATCTACAAATGACCGAACTTGCTGTTGACTGAGTGCGTCCATTGGGTTGTGACTCACGTCCAATACAATAGTGTTAAACCAAGCGAGCTCAGGTAATTCGTAATTTAGTAAATTATCGTTAACTATGACATAATTGTCATGTATACCCAATTTACTAGATAGCCATGGTATAAGGTATCTTCTACTGACTGTGCCAGTGTTGTAAACCTCAGACAAATCAATAATTTGTTTCATCTTAACTAATAACTATATCTTCCATACCAGCAGTTCGTAACCGAGTGATATGCCCTATTTGCCATTGCTTAGTATCCAGGCCTTTCATTATTCCTAAATACTTATTCCTAATTAATGCATACTGATTACACAGGTGTGTTAAGTTTATTACGCTATCGTCGCTGTCAACAAACTTTTCGGCGTCTCTGCTACTTAACTGCCTATTGTATGTTTCCAGATACTTTCGAAAAACCTTACTGCGTTCTTTACGCAATTCTATATTCAGGTGCTCCAGTATTGCTTCAATTTCCTGTAACTGGTTAAAACGATGCTCAGTAATGCCAGGCAGAGCAGCACTAGATTTCTCTAGGCTGCCCTTAATGTGGCATTCGTATTTGGATTCCTCAAGTTCGTTCTCATAGAAGTCAATTGAGTCAACTAGGGTACTGAGATCGTCTACTACGCTTCGATACCATCCCATTTACTTTACTCCCAGTCAAACCCTTCATCATCGTTTTCTTCCTCTACATCAAAATGAGATTTTGCTGCAGCTTTCAGAACAGAATCAAAGGAACTAAATTCTTCCTCAATGCCCACGAAGTCAAGTTCTTCGTCAAGTACACGGATAAGTTGCTCCGAGGCCTCGATTCTATCCTTCTTTGGAATAAAAGTTTTGATAGTGTCCCAAACACTAATAAGTACTTGTATGTCAGGATTCATCGATCAGTTCTCCAGTGTCATTATTTTCAAATGCGCTATCATCTACATCACCTACATCAATATCATCTTTCTGTGGGTTCTGTCCCCATTCATCAATAATCAATTGGAGTTTTTCGCCTGTCCACTGCTTCCTAAACTCTTTGATAACTTCGCCTGTGATAGGGCTAGTGTACTCGAGTTTATTACCAGTTTTTTGCACAATGCCCTTTGCTTCAAACATCTCTAACAACCCACTATACGGGTTCATGCCTGATTCATAAGGAATCTTAATTTGTACACCCTCAAACGGTTTGCTGTAACGACTCTTCATTACTTTACATGCGGCACGAATACCTTGTACAGTTGAAGTTTTATTGCCGTCCTCGTCTTCCTTGAGTTTCAGTTTACGCATAGCAACAACAATACTACTTGCATAGATAAAGCCTTGACCGCCGCTGATTTTATCATCTGGGTCAAACATATCTTGCGATGCGTATGTGTGGTTAGTTGCAACAATACCTACTGGGAATGGTGCAATTTGGTTAACCATGTTACGCACTAGGGCAGTCAGAGCCTTTGGCTTTCTACCCATATCGCCTTTCATGTCGCCTTTTTCAAATTGTGCTACATCAGTTGGTGTAAGTAACATACCTAGACTATCAATAACAAATAACAATTTAGGCATATCTTCATAATCTAAATCGCCATAGTTACTTTTATAGTCTTTCATAAAATCACTCAAGGTCTTAGCAACATCGTCAATCATGCTAACACCAATTTTGAGTAATTTATCAGGTGTAGTATCTACTCCTAACGCTTGTAGCCAATCCTCATCAAGTGCGTTTTCGCTATCAAATAATACCACTTGGCATCCTTGATCTTGCGCTGCTTTAGTGATATTGCCGGAGCAGATAAAACTTTTACCTGATCCGGATTCACCTGCAAAAACACTAACCTTACCCAGTGGAATTCCTTTATTAAAGTCACTACTGATTAAGTAATTAAGTGTTTTGTTTCCTGTGCTGATCCAGTCTTTAGGATCATGGAAGCCAGCACTAATGCCTGCAATAGACTTAGTGACTGACGTCCTGAACTTAGTCAAGTCGAATGGTTTTTGCATAATTTAACTCCTTAACTACGAGAGCGAATCATATTTAAAATATCATCCGCGCTAGGCTTTTCGCCAGTTTGCTCTGCAGATGCTACTTCAGCTGTAGGCGTTGGCTCAACAACCGGTGTAGTATCTGCTACTGTTTCTACTACTGGAGCAGGTGCTACTGGAGCAGGTGCTGCTACTGGAGCAGGAGCAGGAGCTGCCGCTTGTGCTGGCGCTGCTTGTGCTGGAGCACTAGATGCCTGTACAGCAGTGCTTGGAACTTCTACGCCATACGGCTTGTAAAAGTTGCCCCACTGTTCTGGATCATACAAATCACCGTTTACACTTGCTTCAAACATCTGTGCAATTGCTTGGAGATGTGCTTGATCTGGTCGCTTAGGTAAAAACTCCTTCAGTGTATGCAAGCCGTTTGCATCAATTGCCGCAAGTTCAACTGCGTCTAATGCACGTTCTTTCCTAGAGTACTTTGATGTACTATAGTCAGCATACTGTCCTTTAGTAGTTTTAGTAACACGGAAGTCTGTACCGTTAACATAGTCAACTGGCAAGTTTTCCATATCAGGATCCATTAATGCAGCCTTGATAATGTTAAAAATTTGAGGTGAAATAACAAATCTGCGAACAGGGTTGTCAGGTGCTGTTTCGTTTAAAGGATTATCTGTAACGAAACCTTGGAAAATATAGGAACGCTTCTTCCAATACTTGCGGCCCATGTCTTCTAAACTTGGGTCTTTAAACCAAGGACGAACCTCAGTTAGTACTGGACAAGTGTCTCCGTACATTTCTGCACAAGGTACTTGTACAGTTACTGGCTTCATGTCGCCACCTTTTACTCCTGGGAAGGTCAAACGAATCATTTGTCGTTCTACCCAAAAGAAGTCATTGGTAGTGTCAGCATCAGGCAAGAAACGTAGTGTTGCACTTGTTCCTTCGTCGATGTTCCAGTGTGGATAAATTGCGTTGTCACTTTGCTGTGACGGTGAGTTGGAACCTTTTGATTCCATAGATTGTAGCTTTGCTCGAATTTCTGCTAAAGATGCCATAATGTTTTCTCCTAATATGTGCCATGTGTGTCGCTGCGTCTGGGTTTATGCAGTAACTTGGGTTATAATATATTCTTTTAGCCATGTTGTCAACCTTTTTTTGTCTTACGACAATAACCGCTGTCTTTGTTATGATACTATTTATTCTATGTTAAAAAATTATCAGTTTTTTTTGGATTATCAATCACTTGTAACAAAAGTGTTCAAAAATGCTTCGTATTCCTTTGTTCTGCCTTCTGCTAAATCTTCTGCTATTGGTGAAGATGCAGGGTTTTGTGCTGAGAGTAACGATGCTTTTACAGCCCTATACTCCATTGCATCTAGTGTGCCTCCATTAGATAGTTTGCTACCAATACTACCTAAGTACCTTGACAACTGCTGATCTTTTAAAACTGAACTCATCTGGCCTACTTGATAGCCTAATCTAGATCGCGGGTTTTCAAACTCTACACCGCTTTCTGCAATCATATCTTTTAGGTCGCCAAACGACTCATTAGATATAGCAGACATAATATAACTTTCAAATGCATTTCTTCTATTAACCAAATGCTTAATAGTGTCTACTGCATTAGCAACCTTGTCGTCAAAGTGAGTTTGAGTAAAATGCTGTTCTAAGTCAACTTCTTGTATGAGCTCAACGCTACTGTGATCTGTAACACTTTCAACTGCTGACGCATATGTTTTAACACCGCTTAATTTTTTAAATGTTTTTCTAATTTCTTCAATATTTTCAAAAGCAAGAGTAACATATTCTTGATTGCTTTCTGTTACTAAATTATTGGTCTGGACATAACGTACAAACTCTCGTAATGTTTTTAGATCGCCGCACATAGCAACAATGCTTTCACCGATATTATCGTGCATTGCTCCGCCATTATGAATATGTCGTGCCATTGCCCTTGCGCCAGCTAAATTTTTACTTGGGAAGGCAAATCGCTCTTCTCCTCGTTGTATAAAAATTTTACTAATATTCCTACTTCTTGCTCCGCGCACTTCTTCATTTACTGGCTTTGCATGTCGAACAATTATCTTAACATTATCCAGTGGCTGGTAGCTTGTTTTTACGCTTCCGGTCATTGTGCCGAAACCTTCCATTACGCCTGATTCTTCCATTTTACTCTCTTTTTTAATATTTGTGGATTCACTACTTGGTTTAAGTGTTTTTCCAAATACTCTAAAATCTGTTGTCATTAAGTATGTTTTTGCAAGATTTGTTAGTTGCTCTCGAAGTTTATCTGTTTGCTCTGTGTTTTCTGACACACTGAGTCTTATCTCATTATCTTCGACATTTAGTGTTACAAGCAAATTGGGGTCTTCTACAAAAAATCTAAGTGCTTCTGCTGGATCGCCGGTTACTTCACCTGCACTATCGAAAATATCGACAGAGAATCCAAAACCTTTTAAAAGCCCGTATACTTTATCTGCGACTGTTTTTACACTAATAGCCATAAACTAAAAATCTCCTAATAGTATTTATCATTTCAGACTATTAATATAGTCGTTATCACAGGACACCGATTGGCATTGGCCCTTCATCGGATCCGTCATCGTATTCATTATAATTGTATGTTGTTCCGTCACCGATATTGCTGTGGATGACATCGTACACTTGGTCTTCAAATGTTCCGATAAATGATATCATTCGACATGCTATTAACATGCTCATGACTAAGTCATCTTTTGCACCTGATTGTGCTGCAAATGATGTGCCATTTGACACAAAGTTTTTTAGCTCAGACAATAAAGGCTTGCTTGCTATCGTTAATTTATCTGACTCTATTAATCTTTTTAAAAGTATACACCCTTCCATTTTAGTTTTACTACTAGTATGGAATCCTTTTCTTCCACGATGTCCTTGTACTTTAACAGGATCATGCAACATTTGGCCTGGAAAACTTTCTTCGCCTGTTTCCCTAATTACTAAAAGGGCCGCTTCGCCGATGGTGTTATTTTCTACAGTCCAATACAAATCTGCAGGATCGTACTGTTGTATCTCTTGTAGTATGCGTCTGAACAAAATTAATTGTTTTTCTACAGGAGTTTTATTATGGCACCATTCTGCAACCTGCGTCATACTGGGTAGTTCAACTACTTGTATAGCTGCATTATCTCTACCTGTGCCCGACGAAGGATCTAATGTAACGGCATATATGTTACCGGGAGTTGGGCGTTTGTACCACCGAATATTTTCAGCTGAGTACAAAGGGTCTGCTCCTTCTAATGCATTAATCTTTAACGGGTCGATGAGTGTTTCGTTATATATAACAAACTCACACTCGTGTTCTCTCCTAAAACGTTCTTCGCCTAAACTGGCTCTTTCCTGTCTAGCCCAATTATCATCCCGTTCCGGGTGCTGGTCCCAAGTTGCAAGATAACCTCTAAAGCCGTTAACGCCAACTGGAGTTTCGAATCCAGACTCGTCAAACGTACTATTCGCACCGTACCATATATTAGCAAAAGTATCTTCGTCACTGTTAGGCGTACTAGTAACAATACACTTACCGCCCGTAGCAAGTGTAGGACTCAGAGACGTCCAAAATTCCGCAGCAATTCTAGGTGGAACAAACGCAAACTCGTCCAAGTACACAAGTGTCAAAGACATACCACGACCAGTTGTTTCTGTTGTGGTACTTGCAACTATTCTACTACTGTTATCAAAAGTAATGCTGCCTTTGTTGTATTCTGTCACTCCAGCTCTAATGTGGTCTGGGCAACTCTCGTATGCATATCTAATACGTTGCATAATTTCGCTGGCGCCAGTTGCTTTGTGTGCTGCAACAAGTATTGTACTGTCAGGCTTAAACATAGCATACCACAGCAAGTATCCTGCGGCTACAGTGGTTTTACCCATCTGTCTGCCCAGCATATTAATACTGTAACGATATTCATTATAGTTTTTAATAAGATCGAGCTGATATTCGTAAGGGTCAAAATCTATGCCGCCCCTAGTTGGGTGTTGTATTTTAACAAAATTTTCCATAAAATACAACGGGCCGCTATCGTCATCTGCGCATTTCTTAAATTCTATGAGCATATCCCCATCGTAATCAATTTTGAGATAGGGCGGTTTGACAAGTTCTGTGTTTGCTGTTCCTTTTGGCATATTGCTATTTATGTACTGACTGCTTCCAAACTCGTGAAAACTAAGCTCTCCTCGAAAAGATCATACATATGCTTTTGAATATCGACTTCATGCTCTACAAACAGTTGGTGCATAGAATTTTGCGAAGAGGTTTTGTCAAAATAATCATAGACAATTTTTTTGTAATAATTATCAGCACTAATTACTTTTTCCCATACATCGTCTGGCAATTTTATATCAAACACACTGGTAATAAAATTAGCATGCTCTAAAATAGAGGGGTGGAAGTCTGAATAGTCTGGGTGGAACTCAGTGATCACTGAATCTCGTTTGTTGTCTATATTATTAGACCAAAGAACTTGGTAAAAGCTATCTGTTAAAAAAGGAGTTATGTGCGGTTTATAAAAGTCTACTATAGAGGCAAATCTAGAGGATTTAGTTATTTCTGTTTCCCATTGGTCGAGAGATTCAAACATGTCGACCATTTGTAAAAATTTAAAATTAGTTTTATACTGCAATAACTGCGAAGATGCATACACAACTGTATAATCTCTTAATGCAGAATTACAATCGTTAACGTAATTTTCTACATAGTTGTCATTATATAAACTCTGAGTGTATACGTTGCCGGGCGTGATCCATTTGTCTGTTTTGTCAAAGAAACGATCTTCGCGACGAATATTTGTCCACTGCACAATTACAAGGTCACGTTTAGTAAATTTATAGTGTATATCAGCTTGTTGTAATTTTGTAAAAATAAACTGATTGCCGGCGCCGCCTGTGGCGTAATTATAATATTCTATGTTGGGGTTAGCTGTAGCGAGTATATCGGCCCAAGTAGGATAACACCATTGAGTGAAACTACAGCCGAATACAAACAGCCGATCAATTTCGGAAAACATTAGCGGCTGTTTCGTAAATAGTCTCTAAGACGGTCTCTCAAGACACCTGTGATTACTGATTTATCTGTAGTTGTAGGCATAGAACTATGTGCGTCTGGGTCCATTTCTGTAGGTGGTTCACACGGCATTTCTTCTTGCTCTGGTTCTACTTCTTGCGCTGGTTCTTCTTGCTTAGGTAATGTAATGCCTGCTAGTTTAAGTACATCATGCAGTTCTTGCATACTTTCTGCTCTTGCACTCACTGTAACACTAGCTGATCCTTTGCTCTTCGTTTTGGTATAATTAACACTTTCTGTTTCTTTCGGTTCTGTTTCGGATTGTTGATCTGTTGGCATTACCATCGGTAATCCTTCTTCTACTGGGTCACAATCACATTCACCTGGAGGACATGTGCAGTCTGCAGATCCGCATTGTGGGCATTTTTCGCCCTCATTGAACTCTTGTTCAAAAATATCTAATAAATCACGCATGCTTGCCATCTTAGTGCCTCAGTCCTTGATCATGTAAACTGACCATTTTATCGTCTGGGCCGCCTGCTCCGCCATGTGCAAGTCCAGTAATTGAATCGTGCATTGCGCTCAAATCGTCACCCATTAATTGATCTTTTGTAGGGTATGATTTGAAGTAATCCTCGCCCTTTTCATCTCTAATTCTTTTTAGCTCTGCAACAAATTTGTCGCTGTAGCCTTCGCCGAATGTACTCAAGTCGTCATCAACGGAATCCTGTTCATCGACATAATGTGCCATATCGTCCTTAAGGAGTTCTGCTTCATCCGCATTAACAACACGGTCCTTGTCTCTGCTAACTCGATCTTCTGCCATTTCAGACTCAATACGCCTAGGATCATTTACACCATAACATAATACACGATCATGTGGTACGTCTAAATTAACAGATAACCATACTTCTAATATACGCTGGTTTACAGGATATTTTAGGATAACATCTGTACTACATACTTCGCTTGTGAATGTGGAGCCTTTCAGTCTTTGAAATTCCATAGGATTTTCTTGAATAGGTAATCTTTTCCATGGGGTGGTACTTACCAAATTATATTTTTGTAAGCACGACTCTAGCTTGGACATGTCGTCTGCTGTGCAGTCCTTAGCAAGTTTGATCCGATAACCGTATTCTTTACTAAAGGATTCGTTTATAATATCTTTTAGTTCTCTCATAAGTGTAAAACTCCTCGTTACACTTATTTATCATAAATAGTAAAAGTATGTACATTAAGATTAGACCAGACCAATTCAACCGTATGAGATCGTGGACTGTTCCACTAGAAAATCAGTGTTGCCCTAATATCAAATTGTTAAACAAATTTGATCAGACTGGTTACGACTTATGTGAGCTAGAGCAACAATATGCCGCAATAAACACAGACATTGTTACTAAAATGAGATACAAAAACTCTATACGCAAAGATTGGTTAGAGTTTGACATTTTAGATCGAGGTGCGCACATAAACCATGCAGACTTATACGAGAGAAAAGGATTCGGTGGATACGCATTAGAACAAATAAATCATTGGGCTCCGTGCTGTCCTATTTTGTACAAACTTTCCAAATTAAAAGGAAAATGGGGGATAGATCTCAGCATAGATTATGTTGATAATCAGGGTAATGTATTTGAATTGTTTCACTACGAATGGGACGACTTTGAGTTATCGTCTGTACAAGATAAAAAAGAACAGATTGAAGAGATTTTGCTCAACACCGATTGGGATGATGTTGCATTAAAAAAATTAGCTAGAAAAGACGAATGGAAGAACTTAAATTTCTTTGAGCAAAGTGCTTGGACTACAAAATTTTTGGGTTTGCCGGAAGAGAGATATAAACTTAATCCTTGGAATTTATAATTTTTAGCAATTCGTTCCTGTCTAACGAACCACCAGACCCTGCATCACTAGATTTACCAACATTATTCCTGTCTAACCGCTCTTTCTTAATCATAAGATCAATTTGTCGCAACTTTGCAGTAATTTTACTATCCCTTGCTTGCAGTGCGGTAGTCAACATCTTACTTGCGCTATCAAAAATGCTTCCAGCTTCTCTGTCACCTACATTCATACCTAGATTCATTAGCTGCTGATAACTGTCGACTGCTTGTTGAGCAATATCATCCATCTCATCACTGTGGTCTTCTAACCCTTTTACACTAGACAGAGCTTTATCTATTTTTTCAGCGTTAGTAAGTGCACGTTGCACTTCTTCGACACTGATAATTTCTGTAGATTCGACTTCGTCGGGCATATCAAACAATTCGTCATCTGATTCTATAGATGTTTGAGACATTGGCGGTAAATTAAATTCTTCTTCGAGTTTCTTAGTCATAACAGTATTTATGATAAGTATTATCATGATAGGGATAATTGCAGGCTACAGGACGGGGTCTACTACACTCATTCACGAGTTAAGTATAACACAGAATCTAACTTACGAACGTGAACATACTGGTGAGCTAGACTTTTATACAAACCTATTCAGTTACCCAACGTCTATAAATCAGATATATAAAATAATGCCAACTGATAATAATCTTAGTGGGGAGACTAGAGAGTTATTTTATAAACACTGGCTAGACAATAGTTCTAACTTATTTTACACTGTAAGACATGATCTCACTGCTCAGATAAAAAGTTGGGCATTAGCTAGTATAACACATCGCTTTCACCCGTTTGAATTATCTGAGGTTCCTGAGATTCATATTAGACATCTTGATACTGATTCAATTCATGTTAGTAGGTATAACAATGCAAACAATACTGAATTTGAGACTATTCAAGAATGTCAATCTCATATAGACAACACATTTACTGAATCATTATTACTTTCTTTTGGGGGTCAAATTATAAGCACCATTAAGAATCAATACGAAATATATCGAAAGTATAAAGGCACAGTTTGTTGGTTAGAAACTAGAGAAAAAACTAATATTAAGAATAATAAGAAATATTCAATGGTTTTTTCGTTGCCAGCAGAGTTCGAGTCGTGGCATTGTGGTTCTGTTGGTGAACAACATTTTAAACAGTAAATTTACCTGCTGTATTACTTTCTGCGTTTGCGTTTTGGAGTGGTTCGTTTCTTAGGATTATTTCTAAAGATTTGGTCTTCCGTAATTACCTTAAAGTGTATGCCTTTATTTTTAGCCCACTCCATTGCAGCGGTCCACTTAACTGCATTAACTTGAGTAGCCATTTTGTCACCGGGGCCTTTAGCATTTTCGATTACTGTTTGGCTTTTGGGCTTAATTTCAATTAGCTCTACTCGAGTTTTGCCATTTTTATCTTCGTATTGTACCATAAAGTCGGGTACGTAATTAGTTATTTTACCTGTAAACGGATGTCTATAAGGTATTTTAACATTCTCGCTTGCCCATTTCTTTATGTTAGGATGTTGATCGCAAAAACGCATAAAGGTTGTTTCCCAGCTACTCCGTGCAAAGGGAGGTTTTGTGCCGGCGTACTTTTCTGGGTTTTGTATTGTATAAATACCTTGCGAATATTTAGAAGCCATTCGTATTATGGCCTTATGATTTTAGCAACTCTGCTTTTAGAATTATCTTTTAACAATGATAAGCCTACTAAATTGCCTTTAGGCCGAACAGTGTTCAACGCAGAATATGTGTCTGCTGCTAATCTGATAGCATCGTCATTTAAGTCAAAATAACTCATAGGATGTACTCCTTGCATCTTTGCGATCTTTATTAATGCTATAGCTAGAGCGTTTGTAGTCAACTCACCGAAACCAATATTAGTTAGCCGGGCTTTAACAGCATCTACACGAGTTGCTTCGATGCCTTCCTGGTCTGGATCAAGCATAGATGTTAATATGTCTACACTAGCTTCAGGAATAGGAAACGCTACAGTACTGTTTTGTAAAAACTTTACCAGCTTTCCTCGTCGAACAGTGTAACTTACTTCATTTCCAAATGTTTCGTATAAACTTTGCATAAATTATTAACCCGGATTAAAATTATTCCAAAAATCTTGATTTTGCTCGGCTCTCAACGAGGATGTTTCTTTACCTGTTTCACTTGGAGCGAGGAAACCAGCAGAATAATTGATTAAGTGTTTATTTTCAGCGGTCGTCTTGCCTGCAACTGATCCTCCTGGAATATCTTCACCTAGATCTTCGTCGGTGCCAGCTGATGTACGCAGTCTTTCCCAAATTCCCTGACTAAAATTACCCCATCGCTTCATATCATCTTCGGGTATAAAGCTGTTAATGTTTGGATCAATGCTGAAACTTTCGTAACTGATTTCCATCTGTATTGTTATAGGCTGAGAAGAAGAATAATCTAAACTGTCTACTTTAAAACTTGTAACTATAGGATTAAACATTGTATACCGCACATAGCGTTGAGCATGATAAACTAGTAAGTCTATATGAGTTAAGAAATTACGTTCTGCGCCTGGTCTAATATTTAACCCGTTATTATTTTCGTTCCAAATTTGAGTGAAGCCACTCATTGTATCAGCTGTTGCACTACCTGTAGTTAATTTCTCAGGAACAACATCATATGGACGTATCTTAGGTATCGATGTTCCGTCAGACTGAGTTTCAAACTTATTCATAGGATTCAAAAACATGTGTTGATACATTCTCATTAGTGTGATAACCCATGCACTGTCTATTGTGTCATAAACTGTGATACTAATAGGCTTATATTCGATACCGCTTACTGTAATACGTTTTTTATTATACTGATTATGGGTATCTGTTTGCATTTCGAACGACGGGAACTCTGCTGTTTTAACTAAACTGCTTAATCCATTTAGAAAATCTTTCGTTGCAGAACCACTCGGTATTGCATCATTAAAATAAAAATTAACAAGGCCTTGAAACTGCTGTCTTACTAAATTTTGATCAGGATTTAAATGTTTAGCGTTGTTTGCTGTACTTAAATAAGCACCTTGATCGCCGCCAATACCATCTTCTATCTCAACCGATGTTCCGTTGAACGTTTCAAGTTGCGATTCGTATATTTGTTTTAATAATTTGCGCATACTATTATTTATCCTTTATAAAAACGAATAACCGCCTGGCGGCGGTTATAAGTTATATAGGTGTTCCTAAAAAATACTATAAAATAAAGTATTTTATACGCCGTCTGCGCTTGGACCTTCGAATGCGTTATCACCAGTACCGGACATATCTAATCCGCCACCTGAGCCAATTGCGCCTGCGCCTGCCTTGTGAATAGCATTGTCGTAACGTATGCTCAATGTAATTTGAACTGGTTCGTTAGTTGCGTAATCACTGTCACTGTAATCAACGTTAGTCAAGAAGCAACCTTCTAATTCCCAAAATTCTAATTCATTTGCAGTTGAACCGTCTAGGATTTCAATTCGCATATCAAACTTGTAGTCTTCGCCCGCTAATGGAGCTGTTTGCTCTAAGTGGTTTAACTGACGCTGCTGTTGTGCACCAACAATTCTAGAAACGCTGTTGGTAACATCGTCACGTAGAACAATTTGAATCGCTTCCCAGGCATGCTTGCCTTGTACATATACACGTGAGTTGTAGCTGTGAATTTCTACTTCTTCATAACTAACTTTAGGTCGTGATACGTTTACAACATTTTGTGTAAATCTTCGCTGCCCTGCTTCGTCATCGCCGCCGAATCCGCTTAACATTGTTACACGGAATCTAAACTTTAGTTTAGGCATTAAAATGCCAGCTTCGCCTGCTACTACAGGAACACCAAATTTATCTTTAGTAGCCATTTATGTTATCTCCTAATTACTTTTTAAGTCTATAAGACTGTCGTTACTTTTATTTATCAAAACTGGCAGAAATTTGTTAAAAGGCACTTTAATTTGCCAATAAAAAAGGGCGTTTCCGCCCTTTTCTATAGTTCTTATATAATTAAGAACCTGATGAACCCAATGTGTTCTGGACTCTGATTGGAATGTAGATAAACTCAACTGCCTTGACTGGCTGAATAGCAATGTCAATGTACAATTCGTTTCTATCGATTCTTGCTGGAGTGTTGTTTGTCGTATCACATACTGTGACAAAGTCAAACAAACCACGTTGAATAACAAGATTAGATAACAACCCGTCTACTACGTTCTTAGCTTTTGCTCTAGTCAATGCATCGTTTGGCTCAAACAAGAAAGGCTTAACAACATCGTCTAGTCTTTCTCTGAGGTATACAATTAAACGTGCAACGTTAACTCTGTCCAACGCACTTGCTGTTGGGTTAAGAGTCTTTTGACCAAATACTGCAAGGCCTCTTCCTGGGAACTGTGCGATTGGGTTTACTTTATTCAAGTAAAGCGTGTCACGTTGCCCTTCGTTGAGTGTAACTGGAACATATTCGCCGCTATCTGCGTCAACATATCCTACACTTGTTGCATTTTGTACGATACCACGCTGGAAGCCAGCTGGTGCAAACCAAGGGAATGCAACCTGATCGTTGAATGCAAATGTGCGTAATGCAACATGACTAGGTGGTACTACAACATTTGTACCGTCTAAGTTAGTTGTCATTGCACTTGGGTAGTAAACAGCCGCATATGGAGAACTTGATAGTAAGCCGTCTTCGCCGTTTTCACTAGCATTGTTAGCATTAGTTGCCCACGCTTGAACAGTAGTTGCAGAAGCATCTAGTCTCATTGGCGTATCTGCAATAACAAATGCAGTATTACGTCTGTCGCCACTTAATGCAATCATCTCGTCAAGCAATTCTGGATAACCAGGTGCTGTGATCAAGTTAAACGCATTAATTTCACTTCTGATTGCATCGTTTTGAGTTATGATTGCTTGCATCTTAGTTTTAACTAAGTTGTGTACAGCCTTTCTCATGCCATGCATCTTACCATCTACTTGGTTGCCGCTTGCGTCAACCCAAACGTTACCAACAGCTACACCGTTAGCAACATAATCAACTTGCCATTCTTTAACGTTGCCGCCGCTTGCTCGCTTGTTCCAGCCTAAAATACCTACTGGATACTTCTCTTTAGCAGGAGCATCTGCAGACAAGCTGCCGCCTTTAACTGCACGGAAGTCTTGGTATATAATACCGTCTGCTGTTACCTGGTCAGTACCGTCTACACCTACCCATGCGCTTGCGCTTGCAGAGTATCTGTAAATTTTAGGGAAGTTGTCCAAGTCGTCGCTGTCAAGCCATAACTCTCCACCAGCAAGTGGTGTAGTACCGTCACTTTGCTTACTAGGCTTAGTTGCAGTAACATTTAAATCAGCTGAAACACTCTGCCAACCATTTGTTACATGGTTTTCCAACAAGTCAACATTAGCAAGAGCAACACTTGCATCATACCAGTACGTACCGGATGCTAATGTGCCAGCTGGCTTTGTTTTGCTTGCTTTGTAAGTTAAATCTGCCCAGTTAGTGAACAACACATCATCTGATGCGCCGCCGCTGCCTAAGCCAATACTACTTGGTCCAAATGCAGGGTCTGTGCTTAAAAGTTTAATATCATAACCTGAACTTGATGTCATAACAATGTTATCACTGTCGCCTTCAGATGCAACAACTTCTGTTACGCCTGCGCCTGATAGTGCACTGTTAATGTCAAAGATACTGTCGTCTACTGTAGATGCTGCAATTGTGCCGCTTACAGAAGCAGTAAAGTTAACTGGTGTTGTAACGCCTTTGTATACAATAGACAACGTCTTAGCTGTAACATCTACTGTACCGTGTGCGCTACCAGTAGCAACTAAACTTGTGCTACCGTCATGCTTTCTAAATTCAATTGTTGCAGTGTCTTCACCGTGTATAGCGATTACATCGCCGGCAACAACATTTGTAATACCCATGTCGTCATATGCTGCATCACCGCTTGCGTATACTGGGCTTGCTATGTTAGCGTATGCCTTAGTACTGCTGCTGAATGCTTTAACACGTAAATCCATGCCACTGTTTGGTGTAGTTGTTTGAATAAACACATCACCGTCTACTAGTGAGCTTGCGCCATCGCTTTGAAGAGTTGGTACTCTCAAGTGAGTTGCAAACTGGAAGTCGCCGCTTGTTGCAGCTGTCCAACTTGTAGAGCCAATTTCGTACCAGTCATCACTGAACTTTTCGAAGTACTTAATTTGCTCTGATGCATCGCCAGCGGATGTTTGTGCAACGATTGCGTAGTCGCCGTTTAAACCAAAGGACTGCTTTGGTTCGCCTGTTACTCGAATATCGTTCTTTTCACAAACTTTTGCTGTTTTCTTAACCCATGCGCCAGACGCATACTCTCTAACACCATATCTAGAATCGTCAATGTCTACCCAATGTGCGCCATCTGCTGTTGCGCCGCTTGGTGATGTAGCTGATGCTTCTAGTTCACCTAAATCGATGTCTGCTCTTAAAATCCACGCTCTGTTAGACAAACCCAAGAAACTATGAGCTGCTAATAGACCGTATTCGTTAAGGTCGTAACCGTTAAGTTGAGTGCTTCCGCTTGAATAAAATAATGGATTACCATAATTTTGTAATAACTCGCGTTGGCTTGTTATTAATTTTACTTGTCCTGTTTCAGCACTAGTAGTAAATGCAGCAGTTCCTACGCCGTCAGGACTTGCTTTGTCCTGAGCCGTTGCAATAATGATTAAAGGAACTGTACCTGCACCAGCAGAGGCGTAAAACGACTCGTCTGTTACACTAATACTTACGCCAGGTGATACTAATTCTGCCATGTTATATCTCCTATCTAAATACTTTGTACCCTTGTTAACAATAGTATAGTATGTAGATATTTATCTAAAGTAGCGCAAAACCGTATTATTTAGAAAGGGGGTACAAGGTTTTTAGAAGTTTTTGATAAATAAACGATTTTTTAAATTGCCCGGAGCGATTTTTGAAATATCTCTGACTGTATCTTAGAAACTACATCAGAAAGATGCTCAATTGTAGTATTATTTTCAATTTCATAATCAAAATCGAATCCTATCCAATTCCATTCACTTGAGTGTACGTTACTAAACCTTGTATTCATGATATGTTTTGAAGGAACGTGGCCGTCGACATTAGCTTTATATGCATATTCGTACCATTCAGGTAACTCATTACGCTTGACATTAATCACTATGCCTCCTAAATCCTTGATAAGAGACAATTCATTTACAAATCTTGCATCACTAACTACAACACATTTCGATGTGTTCAATGCTTTTCTCATTCGATATTCCAAACTGCTTAACCAAATGTTCTCATTGAAATGTGTGCGCATGATGTCTGTGCCTATCAACTGCAAAGCAAGCCTGGGTGTAAAACTATCAATGCCTAGCTTCTTAGTCCAATATAAATCAGGTGTTTCTCGGAAGTCTCTGCTGTCAATAGTATCGCCTTCAAGCATTGCTCTATCCCAACCAAAAATGCTTGCACACATATCTTTCAAAGGTGCCGCAAAACTGTCCTGGGCGCAACCATGGGACTTTACAAACAGTTTTGCTACTGTGTCTTTACCCGAGCCAATTAATCCTGTAATTCCAATTATCATTGTGTATAGTCTCTGTATTAGGTGTATATTATTATTAGATGTATATTATATAGTATTGCTATAGTATGTCAAGTTTATTTTAACAACTTACCTTCATTATGTAGTTGCTGTATATGATCGAACGAATATTTCTCCCAGTTACCATGTATTCTCATTGCTACCCTGGGCTGAGGTATAGGCGTCATATCTACTCTATGGAATTTCGATAGATTAATAATGTATGGTTTTTCAAAGCCTTCTTTTTTCGCCACTGTTGTAATATAATCGTGTTGATTTAGATCACTATGGCGCCAAAAACCCGATCGTCTATGCCTATACTGATATGCGGGTTTATCGTTAACCATGTGTACATAGTAAGGATCTGTGTCATATGTTTTGTGTGTACGATAATACGCTTCGCCATTATCCCCTCCGATTTTATCCCATTGTAACACAGTATCAGACGGCTCTCCGAAAAAGGTTCCGGCGTTTTCTGTAGGGCCAAGCATTTTAAAATTTAATGAATAATTTATTCTACCGTAATGTGCGTTTACTCTGTCAGAATTTGTACGCATGTCGTCAGTAAAGCCTTCCTTATGAAACCAATTATCGTCACTGAAACATAGTAGCGTAGCAGGAAATGCATATCTTCCTGTCATACCTATAGGAACACTTCTAGGTAAAAATGGTATAGCAAACGTATCGAGCATGTACTCTTGTAATCGCCGCTGTATAACTTTACTGTGTATCCAAGCCGCATTACCTATTTCACGCTCTGCAAAAATCCAGTATAAATTAGCTGTACGTACAGCGCCGGTAGTGCGTTCTACTTGAGATATTACATCATAGTCCTGATCCGTGAAAAGATCATCTACAGTGAAAGGTAGTTCTATGTCTAATTCTTGAAAGTAACCTGGGTGCGATTGTATCATGATATCGCCGTACTTGTTTCCCACGATGACTCGCGAGATGTTGTAATAAAATTTGTTCCTTGGGAGCTATCGAATCCAACACCAGACATCAAATCTATTGCCTGCTGTTGTTGCTTTGTTACGTGGGGTTCTGTTTTGTTTCTTAAGGATACAGGCATTGCTAATTCCGGTAATTGCAAGAAGAGGTTTTCTGCCGAGTATCCCATAAGTACCTCTTATCCTATAACAAATCCTAATGGAGAATTGCCTTCTTCCATGTTGTGTATTTCTGCAATCAGCGTTTCCATTTCAGACATTGCTTCTGTTTTTAATGCATCGCCGTTTAAAGTTACTGCGCCGCCGGGGCCAGGTAGGCCACTAGTAAACTTACTTCTAGCTTCTCCTAGCATAAACTTAGCTTGGGCTAAAGCAAAATTGGACAACCAAGGACTTGCATACACATCCGTTAATAATACTGATTCCGGAATGAAGTTATATGTGCCTACAGCAACATCCTCGCCGTGTCTAACATTACGTAATATTGTTAGCTCTTTGGTATTTCGATTATAAGTGAAATTATATTCGCTACCGAATATTCTACCTAATGTTTCTTTATACTGTGCAAAAGCATCAAATGTTGCTAGTCCACCTAACTGTCCGGCTTGTAGCATATACATGTTATTAAATGCCACATCAAACGGATCAAAGTTTGTGCCGCCGCCGCTGTTAGTACCTACACCACGTCGGTACAGTCGTTTAACGTCTATCACTTCGCTAGGTAACGTGTACTTAGTTACATCAGGTTGCGTCTGGATCCAGACAATGCTTTCTTCTACAGACCCCGAACTAAGTTGTCTATACTTAGCCATTGCTTTGTTAATAGCAATGTCATAATGGTCTCTGTCTAATTCAACGTCAACCATGCCGTCTCCTAATCGGAGTTTCAATTCTCTAATTAAGTCGTCCCGCGATCCGTAACCGCTACTATCTATTCTAGTGTTCATAACACTATTTATCTTATTCTGCTGTACTTGAAGGGATTAAAAGGCTTTCAAAATTATAGTAGTATCGTTTAACCTGCCATTTAATTTAGTGTCTGTTGTTTTGATGTCGTCAAACGCTTTTTGAAACTTTGTCCTGGCGTTGCCTTTAAAGGCTTTAATTTGATCTTGTGGTTTCCTTAACGTTTTTTGTATACTCTTAGTCTCATCAAAATCCTTAATTGTAGTGCCTTTTACAGTAAGTCCTGTTGCGAGGCCAGCTACACGATATACTCCTAGCTTTCGATTTTTAGTATTGTAAACCCAAACTTCGGCGGCATCTACAACGTCTGTAGGATTAATACTTGCTATGCCTAGCTCGCTGTCGTTAATTTGGAACTTTAACTTTGATACTAACTTATCTCTACTAACTGCTTTAGGCTTCCTAGTCTTACGTTGTGCTTTTCCGGTGCTTATCATTGTGTCACAAGCAGTATTAATCTTTTCATAGAACGACAAATACTGTTTACGAAGTTTCGCACCCATGTACGAAAACGCTTCTTTAATCTCTTCATCTTGCCATTGTACTATTTCTAATGCTTCTTTGTGCTGACCTTCATACATGTCTTTTATAATTTTTGCATGTGCTGGTTTAATCACTCCACCATCATATGATCTCATATCTTTATACGGGTCGAATTTATCGACATCGTATTCGGCCCATAGAAGCTCGTCTATAAGACTTTCCCAAACACCACATAGCTCTGCTACTTGTTCACGCATTCGCTGTTGTATGCTTATTTTGGGCTTTGTAGGGGCCTTCTCTTCTTTCTCTTTCTCTTCAACAAGGTGTTCTGCTTTGGCTTTTAATTCTGGGATTGCTGATAATATGTACTGCCTAGCAGCATCTCTCATATAACCGCTTTTTTTCCAAATATAACAATGTTTAGATAGAGAGCCGAACCAGCCGTCAGGAACTTTTTTAAGTTGCTTAACAGTTTCCTTGTCTAAGCCACTGTCAGCAACCAACCACTCTCTCAGTGCTTCTGCTTGTTTTTTGTCGCTAACTTCGTAGTGGACAAAATACTCGAACCCTCGTAGAATAGTTTCTATCTTGTCTTCCGGAGCAGTCTGGATCTCTTTCCACTTTGGCTCGGGCATCAAGTATATTTCTTTGCTTTTACGTTTTGGCATTTCTCATTCCGTTTATAAAGACATTAATTATAAGGTAGTTATTATAAGTTCAGAAAAAAGTAATGTCAACTGGTATTTTTACAGTCGTTTTGCTGTTAAACCAATCTTTGCCGACGATATGCGCTTGCTATCCTTATAAACTGCACACTCGTAAAATAAATGGCTTCCTTTTTCTTTAACTAATTCCGCAGTGTATTTGAGTTTGTCTCCAGGAAAACAAGGTTCCCTAAATTTAACTTTATCCACACTTGTCACGAATGTTATTATTTTAGTTAAATCGATGTCGCCACTAGGAAGATTTTTGGCTAAGTTTAAAGCATGCAGTCCAGCAGTTTGATTCATTCCTTCAATAAGATGCACTCCGGGCCATACCGGAATGTGGGGGAAGTGTCCTTTTAGTACAGGATGATCATGCGGAATAGTGTATACTGCTGTCACCATACCGGTAGAGAGAATATTATGTGTGTCTATAAATTTTATCGGGTCTTGATGAGGTAGATCCATTATTTTTGCCTGTCAGTCAACAAATGCACGTTCTAACACAAAGTCGTTCGGTTCGCCTAAGTTACCTTCGATCCATCCAATGTCTTCGAAATAATCTCTACACTGATAATTCATTTCGGGGCCGCCGCATACCATAACTCTGTCAGTATCTTTGTTAAACCCACCGTTAGTAAATGAATCTACATGTTCCCATAGCCTACCTTTTCGTATATAGTCTTCTTGGGTGCAAGTGTCGTAATATTTAAGTGGAAATGTGTCTGCTAGTTCTGCCATTAAGTCAGTATATGTGTGTTCGGTGTGCGTTCGAGTTGTATGAACTACAGTGACCGTTTTAAACTTTTCATATGTTTCAGGGTCTCTGATTATACTTAGGAACGGTGCAAGACCGGTTCCAGTTGACAACAGGTATAGATTATCTGCTTTGGTTAAATTATCAATCGTCAGTGTGCCCGTACACTTAGGCATGACTAATACATCGTCTCCGACTTTTAAATGCTGTAAACGACTTGTAAGAGGTCCGTCTGGTACCTTAATACTGAGGAACTCCAATTCATCTTCATAGTTTGCACTTGCAATACTGTATGCCCTAAGCACTGGGCGACTGCCTTCTTCTTCTGCCGGCAACCCAATCATGGCAAACTCGCCGTTTCGGAATCTAAAACTTTTATTTCTAGTAGTTTTAAAACTAAATGTTTTATCAGTCCAGTGGTGGACCCATGTAACTTTTTCATTAAGCATTTTTAAATAATGTCCCAGTGTTATATAAATTTTCTATATCTGACCATTGATATTCAGTGGATGCCATATAGCGTAGACTTACTCTAGTTGCATCCGTCGTTGTAACTTTATGATAGGACGATAAATTAATAATGTACGGACAGTCATACGCATATTTTGTACCAACAATTTCAAGGTCGTCTTTCCACAAGTCCTCATCCAGAACTTGATCTAGTGACCTAGATACTCGTATACTTTGCTCTGTTTCAGAGTCTGTATCATTTTCCATCATTTGCATCATTAATTTTTCTTCTAAATCCTGTAACCGTTTTGATGTTTTAGCAAATTCTACTTTAGTATTTTCTGCATCTTTTATATACAACGGATAATTTACAGAATAGTTATACCGAGTTCTTGGACAAAAAGAATGGTAAGACTTTTCAAACTCTTTAGTAGACCATGCTTGAGGGAAGCCTTCTCTATGCCATGGAGTGTTACCCGAAAATGTAATCAGCGTAACAGGCATCATTGTCCTGCCATGAGCTATAGGATAAATATCGCCCATTATATCTGAATTATAGGTTTTGTCGAAATGTTCCTTCATCGCATACATTATGTCTTTATCTAAAATAAAGCCTAAAACAGACACATCGCGATATTTCTGTTGTGTTTCTTTAGCACCAATCCCCCAACCAACTTTGCCGGTCATTGTACCGCCTGGTGGGGCTGTTCTGGTTTCTAATATTTCGTAGTCTTGATCCGTAAACAAATCTGCATGTGTAAATGGTAGCGAAATATTGGGTAAATCTATAAATGCATCTTTATGCAACATATGTAATTACATCCCGTGATTGTTATCCTCATATGAGGATGGTGGAGCTGGAGGGGATCGAACCCACGACCTTCTGGATGCAAACCAGACGCTCTCCCTACTGAGCTACAGCCCCATACCTTATTATTTATTCGGATCTCCCCACGGGGTGGACTCTTCGATGGCATCTTGAGCACACTGTATATAGTCTTTGTCTTCCTCTGTCAACACAGACCAAAACTTGCTGACAGTAAGTGTGTGTTCATAAACTTCTAGTGGGTTTTCTAGATGGTAATCGCTTTCCATCCAGGCTTGCAATTGATCCATTCTATCATTAATCTTTTCTTTAAGATTCAAAACAGTTCCTTAAAGTTGGAGCGGGTAACGAGGCTCGAACTCGTGACCTCAACCTTGGCAAGGTTGCGCTCTACCAACTGAGCTACACCCGCATGTCACTATTTATTTCGCTTAACCCACAGATGCCCGTTCTTCTCGGCGTCATGGAATACTGTAGCTGTGACAAAGAATGCCCCGACAACTAACAGGTGTCCTCCCACACTGTAGATTCCGTAGTAAATCGTATAGCCTGCCCATGCAGTAAATACTGCTGACCACATTACAGACAAATAAAACATCAGAATAAATTGTGTATACGGACTAGGAATATGACGTAATGGGTTGTACTTTAGATTAAAAAAGTAATTATAAAGATCGTAAATTGCAAATCCAAGTTTCTTAAACATTGATGTTACTCCTATTATGTTTGGCCGAGAGGGAGGGATTCGAACCCTCGGTACGTTTTCACGTACGGTTCCTTAGCAGGGAACTGGTTTCAGCCACTCACCCACCTCTCGTATGTAAGATTACATTATACTAGTTATCAATGTTTGTGTCAAGAACTATTTAAAGTGATAAATATAACATTATGCCAAGACTTAGCCTATGGAATCAACACAAGACAAACGATCACAACTTTATAGATAATTTAGTTGGTGAGAGTATTAATGCCGGTGGAACGGGTGTATTCGTACACAAGTACATAGGCACTTACAAGGACGACACTAGTAGTAGTATTGGGTCCGGTGATACGTATATACAAGATGTACTATTCTTAGAAAATCGAGATAGAAAGTACGATCAAAATATATACGAGTTACGTGGTGCTTATAATATTGCTGATCCCGAGTTTGACCTTACACAATTCGGTTTATTTGTTGCAGACCAAGGGCTAAGTATGACTTTTCATATGAATACCATAGCAGAAGTATTAGGTCGAAGGTTAATGCCAGGAGATGTGCTTGAGTTACCTCATCTACGTGATGATTTATTGTTGGATGGTGGGGAAGCAGTAAACAGATTTTTTGTAGTAGGCGATGCTGGAAGACCAGCTGAAGGATATGATGCTAGATGGTGGCCTCATTTGTGGAAGGTTAAATTAGCAAACATTACAGATAGCCCAGAGTATCGAGATATATTAGGAACAGGCGCAGAGGCTGATGATTTAAGAAACATTCTCAGTACTTATAGCACAGAAATTGCTATATCAGACAAAGTCTTAGAATTAGCAGCAGAAGAAGTGCCGTATGACGGCGGCTATTATGAAGGTGGTCACCTTTATGTAGATCCTGACAGCCGCGACAAACCTGGTGTATATTTCCCGGGTGATGGCGAGCCGCCAAACGGTGTAAGTATTGTAGGTAGCGGTGAAACTTTTCCGGTTGCTGCTAATAACGAAGACTATTTTTTAAGAACAGACTTTTCACCTCATCGACTTTTTCAAAAGTCTGGTAATACATGGAAACGTATTAGCGACGACAACAAGAAAGTCTGGAATGCTGCAAACCGAGTACTCACATCGTTCATTAACAATGATACTATCACAATAAATACAGACGGCACACAGAAGCCTGAGAAAACAAATTTAAGTAAGGCTGTTAAGCCAAAGGCGGACTAGCACATGGATTATTGGTACGACGAACAACTAAGAAGATATCTTTTGCAGTTTATGCGAATCTTCGGAGGCTTTCAGGTTAAGGAAGGCAAGCGAGACGGTGTCGAGTACTATAATAAAGTGCCTGTTAGATATGCCGATATGAATCGAATGGTTGCTCACATACTAAAGAAGGGCAGCGAGAACATGGTAAACAGTACACCGTTTATATCTTGTAGTATTTCGTCATTACTTATCGCCCGGGATCGAGCGGCTGATCCGTTACTAGTTGACAAAGTGCAAATTGCAGAAAGACAGTATGACGATGATGCTGGGGAATATGTGGGGCAAGACGGCGAAACTAAATTTCCAGGAAATCTTTATACTACAGATAGATACATGCCTGTTCCGTATAATTTAACCATGAACATCGACATATGGAGTGGCAACACTGATCAAAAATTACAATTACTCGAGCAAATATTAATACTGTTTAACCCAAGCCTAGTACTTCAATCAAGTACTAACCCGTTAGACTGGACTAGTTTGTTCGAAGTCGAGTTAACAGACATTCAGTGGAGTAATAGAAGTATGCCAGCTGGTGTCGATGAGACAATCGACATTGCGACTTTAACATTCACTCTACCTATTTGGCTTAATCCGCCTGCGAAAGTTAAACGACAAAAAATTATTAACACAATCGTTACGAATATAACAGACACTAGCAGTATCAACGACTTGGGCTATGATGAGGACATTTATGACTTTTTCAGAACCTTAGACAAGCAATTTCAATTACATACTATTAGCCCTAACAACTATCGTCTAGAGGTTGTAGGCTCAGAAGCAACATTATATAAAGATAACGGAACAATATTAGCAAATTGGAATGATTTATTAGAAGTTTTAAGCCCGCAAGGAAGTTCGGGAACAGCAGATACGCAAAATGTTGACCTGGACGACATACCATTAACGCCTGGCAGCACCATTCAATTGAATTTATCTAATAATGTATACGACACAGATCAACAAATAACAGGATCTGTGGTCCGAAACACTATTGACTCAACAAAATTAATATTTACACTTGACCAAGACACATTACCTGCTAATACACTGACTAATTTAACAAGAATTGTCGACCCAGTTGCTAGTTTTCCAGGTGACGGTAACTTAGCTGCTGTAGCAACTGGACAAAGATACTTGTTAACTAACGAAATACAAGGAAATGTCTGGGGTATTACTGCATATACCAATGACATTATCGAATATAACGGTGCTGCATGGGATGTAGTATTTGACTCTCGTATGCAATTAGATAATACGCACTATATAGAAAACACATACACAAACAAACAATACAAATGGGAAGATGCACAGTGGACGAGCTCGCACGAGGGAATTTACAACCCGGGATACTGGATCCTAAATGTATAAAAGCCTGCGGTGCAGTGTTTCTGTCGCTCGACACCGGGCGTTGCCTATTACAACTACGCAATAGTAAAAAGAAACATAGACATACCTGGGGATTTTTTGGAGGTATCATCGATTCGGGTGAATCTCCATACGAGTGTCTCCAGCGTGAGTTAACTGAAGAGATGGGTTTTGTCCCAGAATTGCATAAACTAAATCCACTCGATACATATCAAAGCAAAGACAAGAGATTTATGTACTATAGTTTTGCATACATAGTAGATAAAGAGTTTATGCCAACATTAAACAACGAGAGTGCTGGGTATGCTTGGGTAAACATAGGTGTATGGCCCAAACCGTTACACGAAGGATGTAAAGCAACACTAGAAAGGAATTCTGGGACTACTAAACTACACACTATACTGTCTATTAATAACCAATAAATAGTAGCATGAAAGAAATAATTGATTTCACTGCTGCTCGTATAGAGGCAGAGTTAAACAAATTTCAAAAAAACAAGCGTATACCAACTGTATTTATAGATGGTACTTACACCATTGCTGATGTAGAAAGCGTATTTGATAAATTATCAAAAAAACATCAGCGCATTGCAATAAAGTTCATAGACCATTTCAAAGAAAATATTGCAGAGAGTTCTGAGCAACTATCGGAGAACTTTTTTAAAGATTACCAATCGTTTATACAAGATCAGCGGACTAGAGATGATGGTTGGGCATTTCCAGCAGTTATGTCTAGGTTTAGAGACAATATTAATCCGGTTAGGGCAGTAATATACGATGCTAGAGAAATAGTGAGATCGTATTCTAGTGAAAATCCGCGACACATTTGGATGCATGCTATACTTACAGAAAATGAATTTCATAACAGGCTGTTAGATGCGATTATAACTGACCGAAAGCGAGTAGATAAGATTTTAAATGCATACTTACCGTTGTATAATGGAGCAGATTTGCCCGAGCCATTACAAATGATACATCTTCGAAGATTACGAACAGATTTATTAGAATATGCAAACACTATTATAGAATTAAAAAACTGGGAACCGGAAGAATAATTTATTTTGTGGTTGCTATAAATATTCCGTCCCAGTCTGCAGGCAACTCTTGTGTTTTCATATACTCGCAACGCTCAATCCACATGTCGTAGTAACCTGCCATTTTGCCGTTAAACTCCTTTTTAAGATCATTGCAGTATACTATAGCGGTATCAAACATTTGATCTTTGTATGCTTCATGCATTTTTTCATGGACTTGTTGTGGCATTGCCCAGTCTGTATTAGTCATCATCCAATCCATTTTACACAATACAGTGTATATAGAAATGCCAACTGTTTTTCCTTTAACTGCTAAGTCATCTACCTTTAAATAAAAGAAGTCATCCTTAGTTTTTTCGTATGTGCTGCCGCCTACTAGTAATAAGCACCCGTATTCTTTGCACTTAGACTCAATTCGTGCGGCAGTTGATACAGCATCTCCAAGTACATCATAACTATGTCTGCTTGTAGAGCCCATCTCACCGAGATAACCAACGCCAGTGTTAATGCCAGCCCCCATACCAATTGGAGGTCTTCCCTCTGCTGTGATCTTATCATTAAATTTCTCCACTGCTGTTAACATGTCCAAACCGGTTTGCACTGCTGAGTGTTCATGCTTTGCATCATCGTTTGGTGCATTGTGTATATGCATACTTGCATCACCTATGTACTTGATAATCATACCGTCTGCATCAAGTACAGGTTGCGTGATAGCATCCATATATCCATTCATTAGTTTTGTGAGTCCTTGTACATCATCTCCAAAACTTTCACCTAATGGTGTGAAGCCACGCAAGTCTGAAAAGCATATTGATATCTCTCGCTTCATGCCTTCTTTGATCAACGCAGGATTTTCTTTTAACATACGCACCACTGTAGGCGAACAATATCCAGCAAATTGTTTTTCAATCTCTTGTCTTAATTTAAACTGTATCCAGAAGTTGTTAAAACTTGCCTGTGTAAAGATTAAGAATGCACTTATTGCAGGAAAAGTAGCATCAAATAAAACTAAGTTTGCTGTATAAGAATGTATAGTATAATAAGCAATAGACCCTATAATGCTTACTGTAGTAAACAATCCTGCCCATACGGGCAACTTATATATTGCTAGAGCAACTAATATCATGCTCAACAACGCACACAGAAGCTCTGTAAGCAACGATAACTCGGACCTGGTAATATTACTACCGTCTATAAAGTTTTGTAGCATAGACGCTTGTATGTGCTGTGGTAATGTGTTGCCTACCGGAGTGGGCACCGGATTGGCAACACCTTCTGCACTCACACCCACTATGACAAACTTTCCACCTAAGTCAGGCAGTTCACTTGCATCTACATATTCGTATTCTTCAAATGTATTGTTGAACCGTATATATGCAGTCCCGTTTGGCTGTGTCACTATTGGGTCAAAAGGCGGCACAGCAAATTCCTGTATTCCTATCTCACTAGTTTTTAGTATGTAACTCGGCTTACCTGTATAAGTCCTTAACATCTCAATAGCAAAACTAGGGTATATCTTTCCCTCTACTCCAATTGCTAATGGGTAGGTCCTTGTTTGGTTATCTGGCTGTGGCGCAGAAGCAATCACTCCAATACCAGCAGAAGTATTTTCTAGTATCTCAATATTTTTTACAATATTCGGCCAAGTCAGCAGGTAGTTAGTAGCAGACACTGGTCCTATAGTTGCTGTACCGATATGAGGAGCTGAAGTTCTAACGCCTTTAGCAGATGGTGCTTGGCTTAGAACTACGCCGTTGTCAGTCATCCAACTTGCTAAAACTTCATCTCCGCCGAATCTATCTGCTTCTGGGAACATGAAATTTAAACCAATTATACCTGCATTATGATTTCGCAAGTCCGATATTAGTTGTGCAAAATTCTGTCTTGGCCAGGGCCATTGTCCCCACTGTTGTAGGCTTTTTTCGCCAATGTTTATTACTACAACTTCGTTGCTTTGTTTAACTTCATCTAATTGTTGATAGTAATCGAATGTCTGTGAACGCAGACTTTGAACTGGGACGGGATCAGCAACTCGTAGAGTTGTCAATAGTAATACAGATATTGCTACGGCCCACCCGCTTAGTAACCATTTCATAATAATATTTATCGTATCTTACGGCAGGTATTACTGGCTTCGAACCACACATCAAAGTTATTAGCAACTACGGCTGTCATCATGTAATTTATTCCTGCTAAGTCTGCGTCAGTTACAATGTCGGTCTTATTAGTATGCCATAGTGTAGGAGCAAGTAACACTAATTTCAGTCCTAGTATGTCGGTTGCAGTTGGCGATTTGCCAAGTATAGGATTGACTTCTTCTACACAGCTATATTGTAATGCTCTGTCACTTGTGTACACATCTAATACTTGTAACGCATAGAATAATGACCATGTAAGTTTAGATGCTGGTTCTTTTAATGATGGTAAGTTTAGTTCAACCTGTGGAGGATATTCATATGTAGGTTGATTAACTTGATCTAATACTGCTTGACTGTAACAACAAGTATCGCCTGCATTAATGAAGTGTATTTGACTCTTAGTTAAACTAATAGCATAACTAGACGAGGAAAGTAAACTTATAACAACAACAATACACCATTTCATAATTTTATTTATCAAAAGAAAAAGCACACCTAGGTGTGCTTTTATTAGTTAGTAAGCCGAACTTGCCGGCAGTGTCCATACATAATTTTTATCTATGGCTAAAGTACATTGTAACTTCAAATCCAAGTCTTATATTTTCATAAGTTGGTTTAGTCCACATAGTAGTCTCCTTATAAGTTTTTCCAAGTAAATGCGCCAAAGAACATTTCATCCTCCGACATTTGTCCCCACGGAACATCTCTGCTAGGATCCGGGTTCATTTTATTCTCAGCCGAGTTGTCAAATGCGCCTTCTACAAACAATCGTGTACCCACGGGTAAGAATTTAGGCTCTCTCCATGTGTATGACAGTTGCCAAGCATATTCGTAACGTGGCACATCAATAAGTTCTTCTACAGTGCCGTCTGGGTAGTACGCTGTTGCTTTCATACTCTTGCCACGAAAGTGCATGTGTGGTAAAAATGTGTGCAGCATTACATCTTGCTTTAGTACTACTTCTGCTGTCTGTACAAAGTTAGGATCGTAAGCAGGTATAGTTGTCCAGTTGTTTGGGAAGATACAAGCACAGTCTCCTGCCATTCTTTCTTGTGGTACTACACCTTCATCGTGGAAGTACAATCCAATCCTTGCTTCGTCAGTTCTTGCTACGCCGTCTGGAGTGTAGTGTAACTGCAAGTTTACAGTACTACCTGCTCGTAACAAGCCGCCAGTATTCTCGTCATAAAAGTCTGGATCACCGCCAGGAACATAAGCACTAACAGAAGCATAGTTCATTTCTTCTTGCCCGCCTCCTTGTGTGCCAAGAATGTTAGCATTACGCTCGCCTGGTACACTCACAGAGTTTAGCATGTGATGCATTACTGTAGGCTCTGAAGGCAAAAACTCTGAACCACGAAGCCACTTGTCTTCTGTTAATCCCAAGTCAACACCTACATAGCGATAAGGAATCGCACTAGGACCAGCAGGTATTTCTTGTGCTGGTACATATACAATCATATCAGGTTCGCCGTGTACCCACTCAGATGTTGAGTATACCGTTTCTGTTAGTGGGTCTCTGTCACCTTCAACAGGTGCACCTGCATTGATCCATTCAACAATAGTCTCCATTTCTAGATGACTAAGTGTACGGTGGTTGATAATATCCTTTGCATACTTGCGATCAATCTGTCCAGGCGGCATTTCCAATGTTGTAACTGCTTCTTTAATGGCAGGTGCAAACGCTTGAAGCATCCTATAATCAGTCATTGCCCAAGGAGCAATGCCCCCTTCTCTGTGACAGCTTTGACATTGCTCTACAAAGATTGGTGCTACGTTTTCTGCATAGTCTATAGCAACATCATCGTGTGCATACGCAATAGATGATACCAGACTACCTACTAGCAACATTAATTTTTTCATCTCGTTCCTCTTTTAGTTTAGTATATCCTTCATCGTCCAGATGTGTAATAGCAAGCCAAGCATGAGTCATTTCGTCTCCTGTTCTTGAACCGCCCATTACCCACATATCAGGATCTGGATTGTTTGGGTTATTTTCTGTGTTGTCATACCATTGCTTTAGAACAATAACTGCTCCAGCTGGTAGGAGTGGTGCAACATCTGGAGCATATAAATGACTGTGATGCCATGTTGCGCTCCAATTACTCACTTGGCTAATCTGTTCTGTGCGTCCTGTCTCAGGATAGAATATTTCCAAACTTGCTGCGTTCATACGCAAGTGTCCATGTGGTTGAAAACTATCTAGTCTAACTGGATGATCAAAACTGTGGAAGCCTTGTGTCATGTAATAACCATGTGGTGGGATAGTAATATCGTCCTGGTCTCCTAGGCGATACAAACTTAAATCTTGTTTGTATTTCAGTTGTTCGCTTTCCTCTTCGGTGTATAACCAAAGACCAATCTCTACCACGTTGTCTTTGATAACTGATCCTGGTGCCATTGCGCCAAGTCCACCTGGGAACATGTGAATGTCCCACGACACTTCTGCGTTTGCTGGGATCGTGCGACATACTCCCTCTGGCACGATCTCTCCCCACTTTCCCATAGCGTACTCAGTGAGCATGCCTTCACGCCCTTCTGCGGTGATGATGGAAGAGTTAGCATGATGTACTACTGACTTAGCATTACCACGTGGCTTTACTTGTACTGCTTTAATGCACCTCTCCTCAGTTAGTCCTGTTGGGACTAAATGCTTATGCCATAAGTCATTACCGTTTGCTGGAATGTCAATAGCAACTGAAGGTATGATTGCATCTGGTGCACCGAAGTCACCCTCAAAATTCCATGCTTCCAAGTCTTTCATTGGTGGTGCTTGTACAACAGTATCAGGATCGCCGTACTGTGAGCCTGCATTAACCCATGCAACAACAGTGTCGATGTCGTCTTGTGATAAACGCCAATCGCCTTGTAGGTCTTGAATGCCAATACCGTGATCGTATGCATAAGGAGGCATTTCTCTGTTTGCTACACGCATCTGTATTAGTGGAGCCCAAGGTCTTACTTGCTCGTATGTTTCAAAGCTCATTGGTCCAATGCCGCCTGCTCTGTGACATACTACACAATTGTTGTTGATAATTTTTGCGACTTCTGCTGTGTACGTTTGCGCAGTCGCAAAAACGGGTAGCATCATTAAAAATGCCAACAGTATTCTGTTCATAAAAAGTTCCTCTGTGGTTACAAAATATTTATATGTATTATACAGAGAAGTTAAGAAAAATGTAACCAATGTTACAATTTGTTGCATCTAGGCAGTATAGTAAGGACCTACACGTTTACATTGAAAGCTAATCGAATATCCAGGCTTCGCATATTCCATATTTTCCAACCAATAATCAAATGCATGTTGCCGAAAAGAGTCGTTATATTTAGGATCATAATAAAACTGTGTGCAATGGTGATTTTTAACAAATGTCCTAACAGTTTTTGACTCTAATACGTCTCCAGAAGACGTACTTAGTACCAGTATTAACGCTGCTTCTATATAACCCATATCAAGAAAACTTCTTTTGGAGCCACTTAAATGTGGCATATATACTGAGTCCGTAAAATGCTAACACACTCATTGGTAATGCTATGTATGCTAATTCCCACGGTGTTAAGAACAGCACTTGCCAAGTGAAGTTTGCTACTGCTTCTGCATCACCTAGTCTTTCTGCTATTTCTAATTCACCCTCAAATTCAACACCTGCATCTTCCATCATAGTGATGAGTTCTACGTATTGATCTTGTGTAAGACATACTTCGTATTCTTCTGCACAGTTGTTGTCGCCGCCGTAGTCCATTAGTTGCTACCGTTTACTGTTATTGAACATCCTGACGAGGTATAACACACACCTGTGATACTGTAAGTGCCTGCTGATGACGTCATGTTTTGTATTAGGTTAAGATTATAAGCACCCGAACCGTATGTTAAATCTATGGTTGCTGTTGCCGCATTTCCACCACGTTGGTTAACATCAACACTATGCCCATCGCCATCTAACACAATGTCTGCCCATTTAACACCGCCGTTGCCTCGTTGATATAAATCAACAGTATTATTGTTACCGCCAATTTCTATAAAGCCATCGTGTCCTGCTTTTCCCATTTGTGTATGTGCTACACTATTACTATCGCCAGTAATGATATTTACTAAATGATGTCCTGCTCCACCACTTGATCTGTTTGTATCAGTTTGGTAACTTGCTAATGTATTGTTATCCCCAGTCACAGTCCAGTATGCTTCGTGATCTCCTACTTCATCTGCATCAGTAGTGCCGTCTGAATGTTTGCCTTGCCATATTTTGAGATTGTTGCTGTCTGAATTTGAGTTTATATAGGCATATATATAATTGTCATCCTGTCCGTTACCTTGATAAGCATCTATATTATTGTAAGTGCCGCTAAATGATTCAAGATAAGCATAATGACCGTCACCTGCTTGATAAAGTTGAATAGCATTAGACACGTTACTATTGGTATTGCCTGCTTCTAACCAAGCATAGTTATTATCACCTATTATGTCTGCTTGTAATGAAACTGAATTACCGTGAGCATCCATAAACAAATCATTGGAGTCACCGGTTATGTGACCACTTACATTTTGATTACTACCACTTGACCAAAGACCTATATCGTTAAGGTCGCCGGAAGTGTCGATATCAAGATTCAAATTGGAACTATTTAGAGTAGCCTTTCCAGCTAGTTGTAAATTTTTTACTGTGTTGCCGTAACCTTGTTGTAGAATATTTAAATTAAGACTGTCGCCAGCTTGATCAATGAGAATAATATTGCTGTTAGCACTTTGCGCATTTACTTGTTGTGTTAACAACATCATAGACAATATAATATACTGCATGTTGATTAATATTTTATTCATGTTATCCTTGTGTCTGTCTTATAAAAATATTTATGTCTGAACAATTATTTACACAAATAATACTTTTCTTGGGCTCTACTTCTGTTTCTATTTTTGTGTTGGACCCAGCTGGTACTCTAATACTTATCTTTCCTTGACCGTCTACTAAACGAATAAACAATATACCGTTATCTTCTATAATTGTATTATACATTGTAACTGGATCGAATCCTGGATTTAGCGTACCAGTAATTTTGTCTTGAACTCTTACTGCTAACTTATCATCTGATACTGGATCTAAATCTAAGCCGGGCTCCAACACATCAAGTAAGTTCTGCAAGTAGTCAATACCTAAATAGTCAATGTCTAATTCTGTAAAGGACAGATCTTCCATATTTTCATTCAGCAAATCATTTTCTAAAAAATCCTGATCCAATCCATCAAACGCTAATAAATCCTGGTCCATAGACAATTGTTCTCGTTGATCATCGACAGCTTGTTCTACTTCTTGTGGTGGTTGTACAATAAACATATTATCGATCATAGATAAATTAAGATTACGTATTACTACAGGCGTAGTCGGAATGGTTTCAAATGTGCTAACCATAACAGCTTGATACGCCTCGTCAAGTACTTGTGTGCCGCCTTGATTCGATACACTAATGCTCCCGCTAGGAGCGCATCCTTCTTCTAAGTCAATTCCATCCGTACAATTTTCATCTGGTAATAATATTACCAAACTGCGGCCTAATTCATCTACACTCATAGTAAAATCAGTGCCTCTAATCCCTATACTTGCTGTCGGTGTCTGTATTGCTATGTTTTCCCGGGGCACTAGACCTAACTTTCCAGTTGCAAATCTTGCTGTCCCTTGCGCAAAATTAAGAGCCATTTTACTCTTATTAGGATCAGGGTCGTACACATACTCATTTATTTCTACAACAGT